AAAAGGAAGGCCAGTGCAAGCTGGCCTTTCCAATATGACAATAATTATAGCGGCCGAAAATCAGGACGTTCATCATCCATAATTACTTTAGCTCTGACCTTGGATAACAGCTGAGAATTTTTTTCATCCTGAGTTTTGTAAAGCGAAGCAAGTCTTTGCTCTAAGCGGGGGCTCAATGGCTGATAACCACCCAAGATATCTAAAGGCCGCCATGTACGAACAGCAATTACTACAGGACGATCTTTTGGAAACACTAACCTCATGGTGGACGAACCCTGATCATGGTTGATTATTACTTCATCTCTTGAGTAACCACCAGCCAATCCTACGCGAAATGCACCTATCCAGAACCCCACATCCGCCCCAGCATTTATATGATTTTCATATCGATCCAAAGTTTCACTACTACATTCGACAGTTACCTCAACCCCCCGAACAGCAATTACACTACGAGGAATAAGATTCAACTTACCATTAGCACCCCAGAATTCTTCAGCATCGACATCAGACATATAATGCTTCAAAATATTCTCGTCGTACCATGCCCCACGATTAACTATAAACTCTTGAATACCATCAATATGGACTTTTATAGAAGTTGTATCAGCCCGCAGCTTCTCATTAGTTTCAGTTTGACTTGCATCTACCCCGCCACTTCGAAAAACCCCCAAGAAATTTACGCTCCCTCCTAAACTCCAGCGACTTTCCAAAAACTCGGACTCTCGAACAGTCTCATTAATTTCTAGTGTTTCAGATAGCGGTGCTTTAGCCTTGAACTCCAAAACATCTTCCACAAACTCCTGCCTATAGAATTGCTCCCATATTGCTGGATCTTCATTGGCTTGCCGACGCGTTTTAGGAAGCTTAATTTTTTGAGTCGGGTCATCCATTGCCGTTATTTGCTCAGATATCAGAGTTGCTTCGGCATGGCCACTATCAGCTAATGCAACTACATAATCCGCAACCGCGCGCTCTCTATCTGAAACTTTAACTCTGCGACGGTCAGCTATGTCTAGATTTTCGCTCTCCCAAACATCTCTTCTCAGGCCAGGATCCGTTTTACTAGCCAAATCCCACTTCTCGTCTATCTCTTTTTCAAACTCGCTTAATGCCTTACTTGCACTCTCCATGACCTTTGCAGCAGCGACAATCTGCGCTTTCTGCTCTGGAGTTGCTGTTTTCACCAGAGATGAAGACAATGAATACAGAAAAAACCGATATCCTTTCGCCAAGCTCGCCCCCGAAGCTACATACTCCGGGCTAAGATCTGCCACAGCACTCCACTGCGGCACTCTATCTGAGTACATATTTTCATAATACCGTCCAAGTGCTGCTGATGACTGATCGAAAAGTGCTGGGGATGCAACAGCTAAAGGTTGAATAATATCTCCTCCGCGACCATCACTATTTCCTAAACGACTGACAAGTAGTTGATGCCAACGTTTCCAAGCTGGAACTCCATGCCCTGCAAATACGCCCATGACTCATCCCTCAAGTGAATAACAGTTAGGTTATGAGTGCATCACCCTCACAAAACCGACTTTCTAGGAAGAGCGCGACACCCAGTAGCCAGTGTCGCTCACAAATCCAAAATGTCAAAAAACAAACGATATAGCAAATCAGTATGTAATTTATAGTAAGTAGAACTATAAGCAGAACTGTCTCGCATATCTTACACTTGGTTCCCAATCAAATAGCGCACTGATTGTTAATCTACGACTGAATTGCCTCTGGCTTTTTAGACACGCTTCAGACTCAGAAAATAGCGTCGGACTCGCTCCCGATTTAAGAGTTGTAAAATGCTCTATGCAACTCCGTTGTTGTGACAGTTTGCGGGATTATTTCTACGGGTAGAAGCTTATCCCTCAATGGCTGTTAAGGGTCGAATGCGGCCGCTTACATCAGCTCAAATCATGCAGCTCGTCGCCCTACCCTCGCCCAATCAGCGCGCCTCAATTACTGTATATCCAAACAGTATTGATATAGGCGTTACCGTGGACCCGCACGAAATCGAAGACACCAGCGACTGGTTGGGCTGCCCAACCGAGTTGGAAACCTGCCGCCAGTTCCTGCGCATGTACGAGAATGAAGTCCAGGAACTTACCCTGCAAATGCGTAAAGCCCGGGAGGACATCTTCGGCCTGGTGCAAATGCATGCCGACGTATCCAAGGAACGGGACCAGCTTCGGCTCCAATTATCCCGGCTACACGACGAAAACACCGAATTGTCCGGCCAGGTCCGCAGCTTGCTGATAGTGTCCGATCAGCGTGAGCACCTCTTCAGAGAAAACCAGAGGTTGCTCAAGGAGAAGAGGGATCGGCAATAGCTCGGACGTAAGCCTGGCACGCGGCCAGTGCAATCAATCCTTGATCGCCGGCGTCGGTGATGGCGACAATTCGTTGAGCATGCGCTGGGTCAAGTCGGGCGCGCGCTCCTCCATGAACCACGCCGACGGCTTCGGTACCGGCTGGCACTGAACAGCCACTGGCTGGATCCGTGGCGTCGAGAAGGACTGACAACCGCAAATCAGAAGTGGCAAGGCGATCGCGCAGGCGAGCCTGGTTGGTTTGAGCATCGCTCAGTTCCTTGTGGTGGGTTTGGTCACTGACCGACAGGCGCTGCTCGAGCGCAAGCCGCTTATCTTGATCAGCGCGGACCTGGGCAGCGGCGCCGCTGCTGATGGCCGACAGGTCATCGACGTGCAGGCGACTTTGCTCGGCCAACTGCTGACCGTAGCGCCAGCCTTGCACCTTCCATGCTCCCGCCGCACTTCCGCCCATCAACAACACAATCAACACCAGCAGAGCTATCAGCTTTTGCGCCGGCGTCATCACGGCACATCCTTGAAGAAGATGTGGCCACCAATCTTCAACGTTTGCTTGGCGTCCCTCGCCCAGATCGGCGCCTTCGGCATCGCAGTGGCGTAGTAATGCGTGGCACCTCCGGTCGGATCTGGCACCTTTCCGTCAATCACCTGGTCAGCGGCGATCCGCGCTTGCGCAAGTTCGCGGAACGGGATCCGCTTTATGCCGATCAGGAAAGCATAGTTCGGGTCGCTCTTGTTCCAACAACTGAACTGAAATGGCTTCTGGCACACGCCGGCGTAGCCCTCGCCCCACCAAGATGTAACCTTGCCATCCTCCACACGGTTGCGAACAGTCCAGGCCACGGCGATCTGGCCGGCCGTACTTTCGCCGCGTGCCTCGCCCCACAACGTGCGGGCGAGAATGTCGCGGTCCTTTTCAATCACAGGCATAACTTTTCTCCAGGCAAAAAAATACCCGCTCGATGGCGGGTGGCAGTGATCCGGATGGTTGGGGTCAAGGCATAAATCAGTAACCGGTGACGTCCAGAATCAGAAAGCTGTAGTTGTAAAACTCATACGATAGAGTTGGCTGAGTGCCCGGCGTGGATGATGCGTTTATAGTGTCCAGCGTGTACTGCCATGAGCCGCCTGAGCATATCCCCCTGCCACCCTCTACCACCACTGTGACAACTGGCTGCCCTTGGCTTACGGTTCTCCTCAGCCAAAAGTAAGGCCGCATCTGGACGGCCACAGCGATAGTCTTTCCGCTCACGCTGCCGCTGATAATTTCTCTGCGGCCGAGGGTGCCAGACCTCCTGTCTAGAATCTTCATGTACCTGCGTTCGGAGCTGTAGGCGATGTTTCCGGTGGCCGGATTACGTACCCGCAACCCTATGATTCCGCCCGCGCCGGTACTGGTTGGTTTGGGGGTACCAAAAACGTAATAGTTTATGGGTGGGGATATGCCGCCGGACACGATGGCGTAAACCCTGCACACGGTACCGCTGATCATTACTGACCAGCACGAATAAGCACCGGCCAGAGCCACCACGGGGAACAGCTCGCCAGATGGCAACGAGAAGTCCGCGTAGCGCCCCTCGGTCCCGCCTGAAGTCAAGTAAACGGTCCCTGACGCAACAAGCTCGAAGTTGCTGTAGTTGGAGTCGATTTGCGCCGTCCCTAGCGCCCCTTTTACCCTGAATCCTGCATTTGCCATTTACTAAACCCCGTAGGTTATCCAGCAGCCGACCGGTAGATTTCCTGTGCCGGTTCCGGGGAATGACCACGACATGCCTGACAATGATGTGACGATCAACGGCGCGGGCGTAGGCCTGATGGCGGCTTGCTCAATCACCAGCGGAATAGCCCATCCGGTGCCGTCTGCAAACTCAGGAACGCTGATGGCTCCCGGACCTGTCCCCGTGTAAACCCGGCCGATGATTCGAGTAATCCTATCGGTGATCTCAAGGGTTACGACGCCCGTAACCCTGTCCCTGATCCTCAGCCCGACAGTCAACTCAGCACCCCCAACTCCACCACTACAACGCCAGTTGTCGTATCGGTGAGATAAAAGCCCTGGTTGTTGAGCTTCAACCTGTACCCGACACCGGTGCCGTTAAACTTCAATGTGCCACTCTTATCGAGTTGCCAGCCTTTGGTATTTTCCACGTAATCGGTCGATTGAATGACGTTGCCAATCTTCGCGTTCGTGATGGATCCGTCTTCGATGAACGCCGCTTTGATGTAGGCAGTGTTGTTCTGGACCACGAACGGATAGAAGATCTCGGCGGCGTTTGGATCGACGATTGCAAATCGGCTGGCTGCGATCAGCACCTGGCTGGTGATGATCCCCTCGTCGTTCTCCACACCTACACCGATTCCAGCCAGGTAAGGTTTTCCATCAACGGTGAGCTGAGTCTTGATGCTGTACATCGCGGCCAGCTCGCTTTTCATGGCCTCAATCTCAATCGACGCCCCTCCCCCGGAATCGATCTTCTCCAGAAGGTGCTGGCTCAATTGCGTTTCGGTAATCTGGTCGTTCAGATAGTCCAGAATCGGGCCGGCATCCGCAGAGGACTGACCAAACACCGGACCAAAGAACGCCCCGACGTTGCCGATTCGATCCACCAGGCGAGCCCAGAAGAAGAACGTTTTGCCGGAGGCCAAGCCCATGATTGTTAGATCGGTCTGTGGATAGGCGTAATCCCCGAACTTGATGGCCTCGGCAATCTGGTTGGTTTCGCTGTACCAGATCTCGGTGCGCTGCAGGTCGGCGGTGCTCAGCTCCTGGGGGATCCACCACTTGAGCTTGATGCCGAACACGATCGACTCAGCGGTGAACGATGAAACCACTGGCGGCGGCGTAGTCTTGCCGTTCAGCACCGTCTCCGCGGAAGTCGCGAACACCGACCCGATGTCGAGCGAGTTGATCGCCCGGACCTTGGCCACGTAGCGACCGGCATAAATCCCGCTCACATCAATCGAGGTGGTGCCGGTGCGCCCCGCAAAGATCCAATCCCCATCGTTCTTGCGCCAGTAGACCTCGAAGGCGATCGCGCTTGGCGGCCGATCCCATTCGATGGTCATCACGCTGATCGCGCTGCCCTGATCGACAAAGTGGTCGTTGCTGACGGTGACTGTCGACGGCGGCCGCTGCACGCTCGGCGGAATGACCGTGATTGGCGGTCGCTCGATGCGGGTGCCGTTGTCGATCGCGCCGTATTTGCTGGAGTTGTGACGGACCGCGCTGATCGTGAACTTGATTTCTGAATCGGAGAAGTCCTCCGCAACAGACATCACGCGGAACTGCTGAACAGCCAGCGTCGGCGAGTCAATCGCCCACATCGAATGGCGCGGCGGCAGGTCGTCGAGGTCTTCGGTCAGCACCACCTGTTGCACTTCAGCGGGGAAGCCCGTGGTGTCAAAGGTGACATTGCCGTTATCCCAGGTAATGCCGGTGCTGTCCCATGTCAGCGGATAGCCAGAAGACTTGATGATGCGAGATACCGCTTTGCCGTTGGGCATGATCAGCGTAATGGTGTCGCCCGGGTAGGCCGTCACGTCAGCATCGAGGACCAGGGTGTCGAGTGTCGACGAACGCAGGCGGCCGCCAATGCGGCGCCCTGCCCGGTCGTTGTCGGCGACGCGAATGATTTGGCCCGGCCTGGCCAAGGTCCCATCCAAGCCGACGGAAAAACCCACGCTCTCCGTTTCCAAGCGGTTGGTGAGCAACGCCCACTTACCGATTCGATGGGCTTGGGCTTGCGAGCTGCAACCAGTGGCAGTGATCTCTGTTTGCTGAATACCGTAGCGAGTGATCCCAGCCTGGTCGTCGACGTACTCGACCTTCTGCCGATAGAAATCTGCCGGGTCATTCCAGCTCACCAGTGCGACGGTATAGCGGGATTTTTTTGCCGAGCCGGAGTATTTGAACTTGCCATCGATCACGTTGGCGTTCGAGTAAGTGAAGACCGGATCTTCAGGAATGTCGGCGATGGCCATGACCGAGCCGGCCGCCCAATAGGCCATGCCGCGGAACGTGGTGGCCAAATCCTGCAGCACCTTCAGCGCATCAGCGCGCACCGACAGATACAGACTGCAAGTGAACCGCGGTTCACTGCCGCCCTTCCCATCAGGCACGGGCTGATCGCAATACTGGCCGATCCGATACAACTCCCACTTATCGACCTGGCCGGCGTTCAGCAGATGGCCAAGGCCATAACGGAAGTGGAGCAGCAAGTCGTAGAAGATCCAGGCAGGGTTATCGGTCCAAGCACTCTTGAAGCTGCCGTCCCAAACTCCGGTGTAGACCCGGGTTTCCGGGTCGTAGTTGTTCGGCACCCTGATGATTCGGCCAAACAAGTCAAACGAGCGCGAAGGAATCGACTGAAACTGCGAGGCGTCGAATTGCAGGCCAATAAGGGCTGAACCCGGGTAACGCAGTTTCGCGTCGATGACCTCTGTGATGGCTTCGACGTTGATGGTGTCTGCGATCGCGCCACTGGTGGAGTTCGGAGTCAGACGAACAACACGCACCGTCCAGCTACTGCTGGCCTCGGGAAGGTCAATGCGGTGAGACCTTTCGTACTTCGTTGAGGTTTTGCCAGTGAAGGCTGGAGACAGGATGGGAACGAACGGGCCGCCGTCAGTCGACAAGTCAATCCGATAGGCAACGGTGAAGCCGCCAGTGTCGCCGTTTGAGGTATTGGTCTGAGCCAGGCGCGGGGTGGAAAGCCTGATACGGACTGCCGACAACTGCAGGTTGCTTAGGGACCGTACCCACGGCTGGCTGCTGGTCAGTTCAACACCAATGGCGGTTTCACTTTCAACAGCAGGAAAGCCGGCGATGTGCGTTTGATCTTGGCTACCAGTGCGAGCGTCGAGCGTCACGCCGCTGAAGTTAATGCTGCCGTCAGCATTCGCCAGTGTGGTTTCGTCGAGAAAAACCGAGCGCATGCCACTGGCCAATCCGCGGATCTCTCCTTCACTTACCAAATCCAAAATACGGGCGTAGGCGATGCTTTGAAGGCTATCCGGAGCCTCAACTGAGGGGCGCGGTTTCGACTCCCCACCTTTGCTGCCGGCGATGGCTAGATTGGTCATGGCTTTCCTTCAGGCAAAAAAAAGCCCGCTCACGGCGGGCACTTCGAGATCAGGTTTTTCAGGCCGCATCCAACCCCAGTGTCAACTGGAGCTGATCGCGCCAGTACTCGACCTGGTGAACGAGTCCTGGTTTTTTCCATCTGAACTTAGCGAGTTCTTTACCGCTAAGACTGGCGACGGCTTGAGCCTCACCAAGCATCTTGCATGCTCTATCAAACTGCTGTTTTTCGTTCAGCTCACCGCGTAACAAGGCGTCGATGTGCAGGTCGCACCAAACAGAAAACTTCATATCCAGCCAGCGAGCGAAAACAACAGCTAGCTTTGGATGAAGCCATGTCCCGGGAGCTTTACCTCCGCGCGAAGTCCTTACCAGACCAAAGTGATCCTGAGTCACTTTGGTTTCGAGACCTAACGCCTCCGCCATAACAATCATGTAAAGCTTCGTCTCATCTTGCTTGAGCCAGTCTACTGGCCGTTTGCTGAAACGCTTGGCGACATCAGTCGCGTTGATCCATCCATCGCTATTGAAGCGGACAGCCTGGCCTTCGTAGTGAAATGGGATGACGTTGTTCATGGTGAGCTCCTTCCGCCTGAGAAAGATGTGCAAGCAGGGGCGTAGGCGGAGCGAAACCGACCCTTTTCGGTAGCGAACCTAGCCTGCACGGGATATCCCTTGCGGGATTCGCGGGCACAAAAAAGCCCCAGTGCGCATAACGCATCCGAGGCTCATTTGCTGCCCGGACGACCTTTCGATCATTTCCGGTTATGGGTGTCGGTTTCCCGACAATTTGGGGCGAAGGCTTTTCAGCAGGCACAAAAAAAGCGCCGTGTGGGCGCCTGCTTACTACTTCGTCAAAGTAGCTGAAAAATACCTGCTGAAGCTCGGGCCGTCAACAGGTCACATCTGATCTTCGGAGTAAATCCCAGCGCTGATCACCGCACTGCCGACGATCATTCGACCGTAGAGAAGCGGTACGCAGCCACCTTGAACGCTCGTGTTCACGGCTCCGTTGAAGCTGTAACTGGGGCGATTGTTTGGAGAATCTTGAGTGCCGAGCCCTTTGGCTTGCGGACTGAGCATTTGCACTGCACCGCCGATCGCAAGACCAACTCCCAACTGCACTGCCCAGGGTTGCTGGAAAAATGCACCGGCAACAATCAGCACCACACCAACGATGGTTTGTAGAAGGCCGGTACGCTTAGAGCCAGACAAGACAGGAACGATGCGGATGACATCTCGGCCAGTAGGCTTCTCCAAATCTTCCTCACCGATGTTCTCTTTACCGTTGAAAATCGCGTATCGAAGTCCCTTACTGGAACTCTCCATCATGTGTTTTTCGAACCCCGGAAACTGCGACTTGAAGTATCCGATAATGTCGCGAAACCCACCCGAGGTTGTCAGACGGTGCTTACGCCCAAACAAACGAGCGAGTGATCCTGACAACAGAACAATTTGCATTTTTTCTTGAGTAATCATCGACGACATACTTTTCTCCGGGCAGCAAAAAGCCGCCCTAAAAGGCGGCTTCGTGTTGTCTCTTATTACTGGATGCGGGTAAGCCTCAGATTTCCATCTGATGGCAGCAATATTCGGTAAGCCTCATGGCCGCCTGGTTTCAATTCAGTGTTCTCCGACGTCGCTATGTTTGGGCAAATACCGCCGCCGGTTTCAAGCCGAAAAAAATATGAACCTGCGGTCAGAGAAAGACGAATGAACTCGCCTTGCCGTATCGAAAAAACCTTCACATTATTGACGAACATGTCATGGCTACACCCAGAGCCAAACACGCCCGCATCACGTAAGAACACAACGGTAGCGGCTTCCTGTGCGTTTGCCGATGTGGCTACCATCTCCGGCTGATAGACCCGATCGGCAGGTATCGTCTTCGCTGTCTGCTCGGTGACTGGGGATGTAGAACACCCCGCCAACAACGCCACCACCAACGCCCCCATCAAAATCCGCATGATTCTTCCTCGTCCTGAAAGGGGATGACTGTAGCATTTACCTTTACTTGGATCGGATCACAATCGTAGATGCGAGCATGTCGCCTAATCGTTTCCGTGAACCAAAAAAAATGAATATCCAGTCAAAAATACTTAAGAACGGCGTCGTGATGTTTCGCATGAAAGATTGATAAAGATTACAGCTGAGGTAGCTGCGCTCATCAATCACTGACATGCCCAACAACTTTTTGCCAAGGCTTTGACCGTTCGGCATTGCATCGGAAAACAGGTAATACGCCACGCCTGAGCCGACGGCGAGCGCGCCGACCACACTAGACGGTAAACCAACAAAATCAGCTGATCGCCCCACGAAGAAAAAGAGAAAGACAGTGATTATGGAGTCAATCATTTGTCCTCCCCATCGCCGCCCCAATCCGGCTAGGTTTTTGGGCTTCTGATACTCGCCTTGGGTATTGTTTACTTCCATGCGTTGCCGCTCCGTTGGTATATGGATCAGAGAATATCGGCACCGGCCAAAAAATATTTAGCTCACCCCAAACCGAAGCTCTGAAAACCCTTGGGCCAAAGCATCAGATCAGCCTGTACGAATCCTCAGTAACGCCCTATTTACCGTCGTAGTAGCCTTCTGCCCCCAGACAGTCCAAGGAACGGGTCCCTTCCTAGAGAAATGTACAGAGTCGGATAACTTCCAGACCATCATGCACAGGCTTGATGCCAGAAAACCGAATGGGCTTCGATTAATGACCGCGTAGTCACCGACATCTGCAGCTCAGATGACTTTAGCGTGAACTAAGTCTGGACCAGGCAAACCGATTTCAAGGCGCCTGCCCACCACTACAAGGAGTTTCAAATGCTTGACATACTTTTCAAAATTTTCGGCTCACTGCTCCAGATTTGGTCTTCCCTCTCAGAAGATCAGAAGGACGGAATCTGCAAAGCTCTCACGGACCTTATGGAAGATCTATTCCGGGGTTTCTACAAAGCGAACTCGGGAGATGCGCAATGAAGTCGCTAGTCGAAATCATGAATGCGCACAAAGAATCCAATTCACTTGCAGCAACTACCAAAGCCGGAATAGGACTTGCGACAGCCTCGATCCTAGGGTCCACATTGGGTGCAACGAAAGCTAAACAGTTTTCGGATGACGCGGCGAGTCTCGTCACGAGTGACGATTTTCTGAATGAGCTCGAATCAGAGCTGGGTCTGCCACAGAACGACGAAACAGAAGACGAGTTTGTCGCTCGTGCAAAAGCAAGCATGTTCGAAATGCTTAGGGCTAAACTCAAGTAACCAAGCCCAAGCCCGGCACGCCGGGCTTTTTGATGCGAGGCCCCTCGATCCACCCTCCTTCAAGGATGAATATGAAAAGAGAGTTATTCTCGAAAGATATAGATAAGAAAATAAATCTATTTCATCGGTCTTTTGATCGAGATGACAACCTGCTAACGGCGGTGCTACGTGGGCATATGATGATTGAAGAGAGATTGCATGACGTAATCTCTGCTGGCGTGGCGAGCTATTCGAGGCCACACAACAAAAACGACATATTCACTTTTGGTACAGCCACCGAACTAGCCAAGGCGATTGTGGGCTCCGCAAGCGGAGCTGAGCTGTGGAAAGCCATCAAAGCCTTGAACAATCTACGTAATGCAGTCGGGCACAGAAACGAACCAGTCCGATTGGATTCGCTATTAGTGAAATTCTTCCAAGACAGCGAGCCTACTGCGCAGGCAGTCTTTAAAAAGAGCTTTGTCACATATAACCCTCAGGGGGAGGAAGAGGATACTCACGCGATAGTCGTGCGAACTCGTACCATGGCGATTTGGACCTTACTCGGGATCCATGCCGACAATCTCGCTCGGGAGTTGGACACTGCTCTTGAGCACCGAAGGTAAGTGAAAATCGGCTGCCATTTACCGTATGCAATGACCACATTGCTAGCTGAGCGTCAAAGAAGTCCATTTCTCGAAAGTCATTGCGCAAGGGAGCGATATGTCAGAGCCCACTCACAGCTTCAAATGCCTCGGCCACACCAAACGAGATGACTGCTTGATTGAGCGCTACCACCTAGAAGTGACCGATACCCAGAGCGGCAATACCGTGACGATCTCTGTCGAGCCAAGACACCTTGCGTCAGCCCGGAGCATGAAACGGATCCTTCTAGATCGGTGCATGTTCTATAGGGCAACACGGGCGTCACACGACCAGATGCTACTCGAGATTTTTGATCCGCAGGCTGAAACAATCAACGAGTAGTCCGGCCCGCCGGACTTTTCACAATCGTATGGCGGACCAGCTAACAAGGAGCGCTGAATGTCGTGGTGGAGACGTATCTTTTCGCCAAACTCCAAAAGTGAGCCGAAAACAAATCATCAACATCCTCAGGCCTCGAGAGCTGGAACTTACGGCATTCATACGTTACAGCCTACGGTAGCGCTGCCCAAGCCGCCTGCTGAACCCGTAGCACTAGAGCAGAAAAAGACGCGTACCAAGAAAGCCACTCCCGTCGAGGCAGATCTACCACCACTGACCGGCAGGATTACTGGAGGGCATGTGTGTGCGTTCGACGTAGTTGGTGAATCCCATTACCAGGCTGCCCTTCGAAAATTACGAAATAGTCGCCACATGGCTACCGACAATGACTTCATTGCAGACATTGTCGCGGAGCCAGAGAACGCCCATGACCAGACTGCATGCGCCGTCTATATTGAAGGGTTCAAGGTAGGGTACCTACCTCGCGACGCAGCTGCAGACTTTCACCAGCAAATCGCCGACATGGGCGTCACCGGTCTTTGGAGATTCGAGACCAAAGCTAAACTTTCCGGAGGCTGGGATGATCGGCCAATGATCGGCGTGCTGCTGAGCCTTCCGAAATCCTAGACAGATGCAAAAAGCCCAGCGCGGGGCTGGGCTCTGTTCAATTGTGACTGGAAAGCGTGATGAAGAACTTTCTATCGCAATGATGCCTTACTGGATAGCCCGTGAAAACGGCTTGCCAGAATGACTCAGCCCCCTCAACGATATCGATCATTATCTCATCGACTCCCTCTTGCTGAAGGAGGTTGATGAATTGCTTCATAGCTTTTCGTCCTACACCTTGTCGGCGAAAAGGTGAGAAAATGACTAGTGGGAATATCTCAGCGGGCACAGCTCGGTACGTACAAAACCCCGCAATCTCACAGTTTGATTTGATTATGAAAACATTCTCACCGAGAGAATCAACGGGCCCCGATTGACTAGTAACCGAACCGATCGACTTGTCAGGGTCAGCCAGAGCTTTCAGCTGAAGCAACTTAATTTCTTCGGTCGAGGCAAACCCAATGCTTACATCTGCTCCCATCTCGCTACACCTATGAAAAAAGGCCAGTCTAGCAGGTAGCACTTCTCTACCCAGTAGAACCATATCGCGACCAAGCAAGCGCGGAGCATCGATGCGGTCCACGCCCTAAGCGATGCTTGGGAAGAATGTGTCAGGTCAAAATACCCAGACTATGCCGAATCGATTCTGGCAAACGTGGTATTAGCTTATCGGACGTTTTCACTCCGTGGAAGCGAGCGGCAATATCTGATAACCGCCTACCATCGCGCGTCGGATGAAGCGATCCATCGTCAGCTTCTGGATTTTTTTTCATTGTTTCCTGCGTGAGTTTCAAGAGCGTTCCGCATTTGAACCTCCAGAATAATCAATGATTTTTCAGTTCTGGACATCTCGCTGCCGCCAGTAGCTGACGGTTACCTCTGCCCAGTAGCCGCCGTACACGTCGCGCTTGCTGTCCCGGTTGTACAAGTGATGCAAGATTGACCCGGGCGCCGGGCAATGCTCCGGCTCGGACTTCAGCGCGCCGTCAGCCAAGTAGATCGCGGCATGGTTCGGCACTGGTGAGCGGATCTGCATCAGCACCAGGTCCCCATGCTGCAGGTTCGAGACCTTCTCGAAGCCAGCGGCGGGCAGGTTTTCCAGATACAGGTTTCCGCCCTTGTCCCACCAGCCATCCTCCCGTTCGTAGTTGCCGAGATCGATGCCCATCTCCCGGCGGTAGAAGTCCAGGATGATGCTCAGGCAGTCGTGCACGCCGTGGGCGAACTTGCGGCCAATCAACGGGGCTTCGTAGCCGACGGGGGCAAAGCTCACCAACTCGCCGGCGCGCACCTGGTCGTCGTCACCTTTCCTGACTTCGAGAATGTGCCAGGGCAGACCGGATGCTTCGCAGGAAACGCGATCGGCTTTGCTCGGCGCCGCCGGATAGTCCGGATGACTGTGCACGACCGCCAGCACCGGGCCGCGATCCTCGGCGGTGGCATAGTCCTCCGGCGCCAGCCTGAAATGCTCGCTGGGCGTCGAGGCGGTGTTTCGGCAAGGGACATAGATTTCCTTCCGCCCATCTCGCACCAGCAGCCCGCAACACTCCTTCGGGTACTCGGCCAGCGCGTGACGCTCGATCGCAGCGCGATTTGCTTTGTTCATGGTCAGTTCCGGATCAGGCCGGCGGCCGGGAATGAGCCGTACGGCAGAGGATTGTTTTCGCCGAAGCGCAGCTTGCAGCTGGTCAGGCGCCCGCCGCATTTGTCCTTGGCTGCGTCCGTGACAATGATGTCGTTTTCATCAGCCACCGGCGGTCCGTTGTAGCCGCAGTACGGTCCACGGTATCCGCCGCAGCTCAGCCACCAGCAGACGTTGGCCACGATCTGCCGGCGCGGCAGTTGCACGCCGGCGAAGTCCAGCGCCGTGGCTAGTTCGAACTGGACCGTTTCGTTGTCCTCCGCAGCCTTGCGCTCGACGTACCAGATATCCGGTGGCAGCTCTTCGTCTGGATCCGCTTCAGGCTGTCCGTCCAGGTACTTGCCCAGCGTGCGGTGTCGAATCAGCTTCGCGCCCACCAGATCCTCGAAATACAGGACCAGAGCCGTGATGAAGCCGCCGACGTTGCCCACGGAAAGCGTTGGTGTTGGCTGGGCGCCCTGCCCGGTCATCTCGAAGCCTTCGGCCTTGATCGGCCACGGCGAATACTCCTCGCCCTGCCAGAAGATCGACGACTGCTGCGGGTAGCCGTGGAAGCGGTACAGCTCGGCGCCCAGCACCGTGGCATCGAGCTCAAAAAGCTCCACCCACGCGCCAGGCTCCAGGGTCTGGATATCGGCCGTGATCGGCATCGTGTTTCCTCAAAAAGAATTTAATCCGCCAAAAGGGGTTGGCAGCTCAGGAGGTTTGACAGTTATGGGATGTGAGCTACGTTCATCGAACCTCAGGAGATCCTATGAACAACACCGATGAAGTGGAGCTTTGCAAACAGTTAGTGGATGCTTTCGACGCCCACATAAAACCGTCAAATATTCCGCGGTGGATCAGATGGCGTCATACCGACGGATCGAGTGACGTTGTGAGCGGCATGAACTTAAAGCTCACCGCCGTGGGTCCTTACGTCAAAATTGAACAGCCGCCATCGGAAGTCTGGTTGATCCGAGCAATCTATATCGACTCGATCAGCACAAAAGAATTGAAGCCGAAGATTTAGCACAAGATCAGGCCGGGCGTGGCGGTCGCTTCGTGAGGTCCGGGTAGTCGGGATTGCCATCCTTCCAGTTGCGCAGCGCGATCCAGTACGCCTTCCATTCGGCTTCTGTACCAGGTAATGCGTCGGGGTCCTCAAATTGGATTGCAGTCACATTATCCTTGGCGATTGGCAACTCAGAGTCGCGCCACACGTCTTCCGCACGTCGAAGCTGGGAAGGGCTCGCTGTCCATCCAGGAAACAGCCAAACTTGATCAGCATACTCAGGCGGATCTACTGCGATCGCACTATCCGGCGGGTTCTCATTCCACCCGCCAAGATAAACCCCGTATTCGTCGATGTAGTGAAAAACCGGCGATCCTTCCAAAATATCAAGATCACTCATGCCCAAAGCTCCACTATCAAATCCGCTTGCGCTGGGGTCAATACTGCGAACGCGCCGACAAGGCCGCTTGCTGAGCTGCCAGCTGGAATACCATTGCTAGCTACTTGAATCTCAATTGCAGTTGAAGTCGCCTTTCTTGCGGCGACACCGAAGTTGCCGGAGCCAGCAATAGACGTAAAATTACTCGAAATTTGCTCTACCTGCCCGACTGCCATGCCATTTATGGCTGCTTTATAAACCATTTTGAGCACAACGAACGCCGGGATAACCCCCAGTGTATGCGTGATGCTCAGTGTGCCCGCATTTGTCCAGGCAGCCGCCGCACTAACCCACTTCTTGGTCAGTACCTGCTTGGCTTCGGCAGCCGTAAGGCGAGCGTCGACCGCCGTCACGTTCGTGGCCAACGCCGTGACATCAACCGTTCCGGGGTTGCTCACGCCAGTGGCACCGACAGTTACCCAGATAACCGTTACGTTGGTGCCTCGTGTTTCGCTGCCTACTCGCGGTGCTCCATTAGTGCCGTCGCTTACGGGCGTGGCCCAGTAATCGAGCCCCCCGAGTAGCGAGCTGGAAAAGTAGGAACCCCTGCGCCCCGCGTCCGTTGCGTTTGGAGCCGGGAACTGTCCGTCATAGTAGTTCAGGCGGAACGCGCCCCGGCCAAAGCTGTACCCTTGAAACTGGTCAAGTTGGAACAGCCCTGGTGTGGCCGCCGAATTCTTACCGTAGCCACGTAGTACGGCAGCGGCAGGTGTTAGGCCGTCAGAATATTTACCATTGGTATCAGGCATGCGGAACGTGCTCGCGCCGTTACCTGTGGACGCCTTGCCGCGCTGCAACGGATCGGCAATCCAGGTTGCATCTGAAACCGCCTGCGAGGAATACAGCGCCCACAGGTCAGGCCAGGTTGCGCGGTCTACAAGTTGCCCGTTGTCCGGCAAACCACCGCCTGGAATCGAAGCTTCGGAAAGCGGCCAAGCGATCTTCATCCCGACCCACATCCCCCCAGTTGCAGCGCCGCCGTCAGCCGCCAGCAACTTGCCGGTGCAGCGCCAGTTGCCGCCGCCCAGGGAAGTGAACTGCAGTACATCGCCTACCGTCGTTGTGATGTCCGCGCCTTTTGGAAGAATCAACGACGCGGCGTTGTGGGTCAGCGTTACTGCCCCGGCGAACACCAAAGTCCTGACCGCGCCGCTCGCGATGGAGTCGAAGCCGGTGATGCCCGTTGTTCCCGTGATCGTGATCGTGTTCGCTGCGGCGGCGCCGATGGCGGGCGTCGCAGAGCTGGCCAGGGAAACGATGTCGGCGTTGTTCAGGGCCCCGGTCAGCTTTCCACCGGTCTTGTCGAACTTGCCTGAGAGCGTGGATACCGCAGCGCTCACTTGCGCCTGCAATTTGCCAATACCGGAAAGTACGCTGTCGGTAGCAGCCACAGCTTCGTTGAGCGACGTGCTCAGGCCAGTAAGCGTAGTTGCCCGGACACGCGCGGCAGTGTGGTAGAGATTGAACGACCCTTCCGGCACCTGGTCGGTAGAGCCTGGGGACGAAGGGATCATCACGTAGGCAGTACCACTCCAACGATACTGCCGGGTTGGGTTGCTCGAGCTTTCACCGTCGTTGATCGCGATGTAGATCTTTCCCGTCTCGCCTTCTGCCGGGAAGTCCGCCAAGGCCGGAAACTCCAGCACGTCATCAACGTAGCTCGGCAGCTGAGAAGACGGGACCAACCCCTCTACGAGCTGAGCAACAGTCACCCCAACCGCACTACCGGGAAGTGCCGCATCGGCTTTCGCTTGAGCAGCAGCCGCGTCGGCTACGCCCTGCTCCGCCTTGGACTGTGCAGCCGTGGCGCGGGTATCAAGCTCCGCGAAGTTGGCGTTGATGATCTGTCCGCCCGACCGCAACGACTGGCCATTACCATCGTTCGCCGCTCCGCCAATATTGATTGGGACAATGCTCATGGGTGGAATGCCTGTTCGAAGGTTGCGGTCAGCATGTAGACGTCACCGCCTGCGTGCCGGGGCTGGTATTCGGCGCACTTGAAAAGCGCTGTGTCCCCCAGCGGCTCAGTCCAGTAAAAAGGGGTCGCGCCTTTTTGCCTGTCGAGGAAGGCCGCGATCTCCTTGATCCTGGCCTTTGGACCCGAGAAGGTCAGTGGCCACGACTGTGTTTTGTTGTTGATACCGTCCTCCGCGGTCTGCTCGTAGCCATCGCCAAATTTGGCAGACTTGGTGCGAAAGGTGACCGTGCCGGCGGGCTCCTTGTTGGGCACCCAGGTAAAAGTTTCCGTTGCCATGATTTTCCCCGGCAAAAAATAACCCCGCCGAAGCAGGGTCTGGATTATCCGCGGCCGTTGATGGCCGCCCATATTTGGCCGCCAGGCCGCAAGTCTCTGGCGATCTGCTCTTGTGCGCCCTGTTTGGCGGCACGCGCATATGCCTGTGCAACTGCTTGGCCGCCCCCATCGTCAGTGGCAGCCCCCTGACCTTCAGGCACGGCGAACGTCTGCTGGATTACCACCTGGTTGCTGCTTGAGCCCTGCTCTCCACTGCTGCCGATTGACATGACGCCCAGCTTGCCATTCGCAGTGCGGGTCAGTGGCATGATGGCCTCGTCCCCCGCCTCACCCATCACCCCAGTCTTGCCGTTGGCCATGCCGAATGCCGTCGGCTTGCTGACGATGGAATTGGTGAAAGCTCCGCCCTCCGCAAACATCTGCACGCCAGATGACCAGGCACCACCTTTGGCCTGAATACTGCCGGGAGTGAAACCTGAAAGGTCTCCCGAGTACCCACCCTGGGTCGACCCCGCCGACGATGCTCCGCCACCGAAATAGCTGGTTGCAGCACCAAACAAACTGCTGAGAATGGCCGAGCTGGCCTGCCTGGTCGCAATCCGCGCCATATCAGCCAGGATCGACTTCGCAAAATCCGCGAACGACAGCTTCCCGGTCATGGCGAAGTTGACGACCGCGTCTTCCATCGAGCTGAAGGCGTTGGCAAACAGGCTTTTCGTCTGCCCGGCAACGTCCCTTGCTGACTCCAGGTAGTTCTGCCACGCCGACGATGCGCCGGCGCTCCAGTCACCCTGAGCCGCCGTCATGTCGTCGTAGTTGGATTGCACTGTGTCGTGCAAATCCTGTTGCGTGGCTTTAAGCGCTGCCAGCTTCTGGGTGTACTCGTCGAGGCTCATGCCGCGCGATCCATCGCCATACTGGTTGGCCAGTTCAAGGCTTTGCTGGTTGAAGCGATCGTCGATGCCGTTTTGCTGATCCGTCAGCCCGCGCTGTCGATCACCCTGGCCAAGGCCAGAAGCCGCACGCAACCCCTGCTGACGGAGCGTATCGACCTGCTGCTTCAGGGCGCTGGTGTAGGTATTTACGGCCAGGGTCTGCTTACGCAGGCGGCCTTCTTCGTTCGTGGCAATGATCGACAGTTCACTGTCGCTATCCTGCTGCGCCTTGACCATAGCGCTGCGGGCGTCGGCAATCTTCTGGTCGATCTGAATCAGTTGCGCTGCAGTCGTGCCCTTTTTTGTCTTGGCGGCTTCCAGCGCATCGATTTCTGACTGGTAGCCGTGGGCAACTTCCTCGGCCTGCTGTTGCAACAAGCTAACGCGCTGTTCGGTATAACTCGCCTGCGAAATGACGCCGGCACGCTGTGAAGCTTCGAGCTCCTTGTCTGCGTTTTTGTAGTAGGCCAGGGTTTCAGCCAATGCGTTCTTTGCATCATTGAAGCCGGTCAGGTCGACGCTGCCCGCAGTACCCTTCGGCCCCTTGAACTTGTCGTTGATGTTCGCCAGGTTCTTGTCGATCGCGGACTGATTAAGCCGGGAGTCGTTCGGGTCGACCTTGCGAATATCGTCGAGCTGTTTCTTGTAATCCTTGATGGCCTCGGCGCGTTTCTGCTCATTGGTCAGCGACGACTTGGTGAGCGCGTCGATCTTCGACATCGCTGTCACTGCATCGCGCTGTGCCTTGGCCTGCTCACCATCGTATTTGGCGATGTCGGCCGCCGCGGCCTTCTGGTCCTCCAGCATGTTGAGCTGGTTGCTGTACAGCTCAACCATCTCTTGCTGGTTTTGGAAGGCGCCAATATCTCCAGCCTGAGCTGACGCCAAATTGCGCCGGGCCTTCTCGATATCCCCGTCAATATCGGGACGACCGATATTCTTCAGGTTGTCCGCAGCACGTGCTACAGCGTTGTAACCCTTTTCCCAGAAACTCAGGTTTTCGAGAATCTTCGGCGTGCGCTCATTGATTGCGTCCGCATATTCCTCGGTCGCGAGCTTCACCGCGCCAGCATGATCGCCCTGCTCTTCCAGCGCCGCGATTTGCGAGTACACCGAGGCTGTCAGGTAGTGGTACTGCTCGTTTAGCGCGGCCGATGCTTTGACCGGCTCATCAGCAATTTTCTCGAACTCAGCAACCGTTTCTTTGATAGCCCTGCCCGTAGCCTCCTGCATGGAGACTGCCGCTTGGGCGATGCCAGAAAAGCTTTCTCCTGCGATCTTGCCATTGCCGGCCAGCAGTGCGAGCACTTCGGCTGCTTGCCCGGTTGAGCCCACAGTTGCGCCGACTTGCCGAGCCAATACACCCAGCTGCTCTGCGCTCACTCCCGCAGAATTGCCAGTCAGAATCAGGCCCTTGTTGTACGCGTCTTGCTCCTCGCTGCCCTTGTAATAGGCGTATGCCAATGCGCCCACAGCAGCGGTTGCCAGGGCGATTGGACCGAGGACGGCAAACAAGCCTGCGGCGGAAGCGCCAGCTCCGGCCCCCAACTGTGCGACCGCCCGAACACCGCTCCCCCAATCCCCTGACGACAGAGCGTTGCCCAACTGAACAACATTTTCCTGCGCCTGGCGGCTTCCGAGCTTCAGCCTGTCAAAGCCTGTGGCTGTTTTTTCGAGGGCTGCGTAATTGCCGTTCAGCTTACCCAGCGCCGAGTTGTACTGATCCTGACTAATGCGGCCGGCATCGAGGTGCTTGCCCAACTGCTCGACCTGGCCGTCTAACTTCGCCATGGCGGCGCGGGCCGGATCAATCGCACCGAGCAGGCTGTTCAGCGCCTTCTGTTCGTCCAGGGTGGACTTGGCCAGCGACACCTGTTGCTTGTCGAGCTGCGCGGTGATTCTGGTAAATTCGGCTTCGCCATAGGCGCCGGTCTTTGTGAGCTTCGCCAGACTCTCGCGCTGTTTGGCCAGTTCCTGTGTAGTGGTCGCGCCTTTCGAAAGCGACTTTTCCAGCGCTTCCATCTCCTTCATCAGGCCGACGGCGGATTGCTCGGCGCGATCACCAGCCTTGGTCAGCTTGTCGAGATCGGTCGCAGCGTTGGCGGCATCAGCCGAATCGACCTTGATGCCGAGTTCTGCAATGTTCATCGACTCACCTTGAATAAGTGCCCGCCATCACGGGCTGTTGTCGCGTGCTTCGGCCATGACCGCGATGGCCTCCGATTCCATGACGCGGATGTCCTGGAACACGCGCGGGCGATCCTTGACAGGAACGCCGACGAGTTTCATCACATCTGGCAGTACGCCGTAATCGAGGCCGGTCGCGCCGCATGCGCCTGTGCGCCACTGAGTCCACATCGAATCCATGACGAGGAACGACTTCCAGTTGTCCGGCCAGACTTCGAAAGTTTCGTCGTAGTCCTCGGGCGAGAATCCGAACATCGCCATTTGCTCGGCAGAACTATCGGCCTCATAAAGGGCACGGGCAGCGGCAGTCAGTTTCCCAAGCGGGCCTTGCCGAATGCTTCGCTGTACGCCTTCACGACAGCGTCCGACACACCGATGCAGCTCTTCACCAGAGCTGTTATTGAGTCATCGTTGAGCTTGTCGCCAAAGTCCCACGACACGACCAGATCCTTGATCTGATCGACGCCTTGCTCGACTTCTGCCGCAGTAATCTCGGTGAGTGTCGGCTCAGTCCCTTTGAAGCGTTCGCCGATGACTTCTGCTTTCGCCTTCCAGGAGTCGAATAACTCAGCCAGTTCAGTGCGGTCGCGGTACTTGAACGTGAATGGCACCATTGCCGGTTTACCGCCGACCTGCGGGATAGCCACATCGACAGTGAACGTCGGCTTTGGCGCGATGGAAAACTTTGCCATGGGAACCCCTTAGGCGTTGTAGCGGGTTGGGCGGGAGGCGAACGACAACGTGATGGTCCGCGTCATGATGTTGTTGCGGCTCAGTGTCGGGGTCGCGGTGATCGACACGTACGCGTAGTAGTAAATGCTCGCGCCGCCCGGCAGGTTTGCGCGCACCAGGCGCGGCTCTTTGTCTTCGTCGGCCGCCTCAACGATCGCGACATACGCCTGAGCCGGATCATCAGCGACTGGCAGCGTCATGCTGCTGGCCGACTTGTTGGTCGGCAGCTGACGGTCGTCGTCGTCTTCAAGGAAGCCGTAAGTAAGGAACTGCTGCTCGCCGCCGTTGGCTGTGGGCTCAGTGATCTGTGCGATCTGCGTCCAACCAGAAGCCGCACGCACCTTGCCCGCACCGGAGCCAGCCGGGTAGTTCTTGACGCTGGTGGTGTCCACGCCTTCAGCCGCGAACTCGCCGACTTCCGAAGAGATGACGCGGGCCGGGCGGCCGTTCAGCTTGGCCCAGGCAGAGTCGATGACAATTACCTCGCCATCAGTGAGACCGTGCGCTGCAGCAGTGAGGACCGCTGGCTTTGCGTTGCTGATAGCGGTGAAAGGTTTTGCAAGGCTCAGCGTTGCCGCGATCTCGAACGTGGTGCCGTTGGGAATCCTGACGCTCATGGGTTTTCCTCTTTGTAGAATGACAAAACCCGCTCAATGGCGGGTTCTGGGTTTGCCCAACGGGCTAATTCAGTTGGTGTCGGCGCGGTAAAGGAACGACACGGGAACCGTGAACGTAGTGTCGTCTGGGATTCCGGGGCCAGGATCGACCGGGCTCATCGTCACTACGGTCAGCGCGCCGTTGGTGTTGCGTTCGTATAGCGGGAACAGCGCGGCGATCCGGTCAGCCAGCGCGCCGGCCGCGCCGCGGTACTTGCCGGAAGGCGTCACGATGCTGACCTGAAACACGCCGGTGTACAGCTTGTGGTCACCGCCGAGAGTGTTGCTTGCGGTATCACCCGGCAGCGTGAAGGCCTTCAGGTACGTGGTGCCGTTGACCGGCGTATATGCCTCGTTCTCGACCACAACCTTCAGTGGTGTCGGCAAGGCTTTCGCCCAGGCGATCAGCTTGGCCTCGTAGATCGAGGCGATGATGTTATGGCTCATGCCTGGTTGTTCCTGATGGCGTCATCAACGATCTGCTGGAAGCGGGCCACGGTGATACGGACCATGCCTCCGGGGGCCTGGGTCGAGTGCCCGAACTCAAGCGGGATCGCGTACGGCAGGTTGTTTATGAGGTAGGCCGTCTGGCCGGCGGTGAAGTCGCTGACTGCCGAAACAAGGGCGGCGATCGTCTCTTGGCCGCTCGGGTCGACATCGTCGAACGTTACGTTCTCGACCACATCGATGGATAGGTGCCAGTTCGCCCGGAACCGCCCACCGACGTAACCGTCAGGGGCGCGGACGTCCATGCCGTCGTTCAGCTTGCGCCCGGGCTTGAGCCGGCCGGCCTTGGTCAGGTTGGCCGGATCGCTACGCAAGTCGCTGTTGTGATCGTCCACGGCCTTGTTGTACTGGCTCGCTACCACGTTCTGCGCCCAAATCTCGGGATTCCCCACCGGTGACATGCGGATGACGCTGCTGCCGACCTCGATAATGATCTCGCGCAGACTGGCGTCAATGGCTTCCGTGGCTTGGTTGGCAAACTCGGCAAGGCTCAGGGCGAAGCTGCCGGATTGTCCGGAACCGGCGCGGCTCATGACCTCACCTGCAGCTCATACAAAATCGGAGTGCCGGCCGGGTTGATCTCTTTCAGCGGCGGGACGATGGACCAGGCACGACCCTGGACGATGACCTTGTTCAGCAGCTGCGGCGCCCACGCCAAATCCTGCGCGGCGATCTTCAGCTTCTTGTCGCCCTGCTTGATGAGGCTGTTGTTCTGGAATTCTTGGCCGGTGAAGTCGAGCAGGATGCCCTGGGCGGTTTGATCGGTGACAGTGTCAGGGGGTGCACTGCCCGTGTCCGGGTCGTACTCGCCAACGGTGATTGCCCGGATGGTCACGGGCTGGCCGAACTCTGTGATCATCTCAAGGGCCATCACGGCCATTTCGTCGTAGAAGGCCATGAGCACCTCATAAAAAAGCCCGCACAAGGCGGGCTTAACGGGACTGAAAATTCATTCGCTGGCCAGGGTAACCTTGGCGAAACCGCGCTTCTTCAGCTCTTCGATAATTTCCTCGACAGATGCCTCGCCAAGAGCAATCTCAGTGAAATCATCCTGAATAATTGCCTCCAGCTCGCTTTCATTTACTTGAGGGAAAAGGGCTTTATTCAATTTTGCCCAAGTGCTCATTTCTGGGCTGTGCATGCCACGTTCGTAACGACCAGCCATTACGTTTGAGATATCAGCGGCGATGGATAATTCCGCCTGGGTCATGCCAGCTGCTTTGCGAGCATTACGAAGAGCTTCAGGAAAATTTTTGTGTTTAGGGTTAGGTAGCATAGGAGGTCTCTCGTTGGTTTGTGCAGGCATAATGCATCACCAATGAGTAGCATTCAAGTATCTTTTATATCGGAATAAGATATTTTTAGATCACGCACGGATAACAAACAACCCACGCCTCTGCAAGTAATCTGCGAATTGTGTAGCACTCGGCCGGTCCGGCGCTGCCGGCAACAGTCGACCGCTGGTGTTTGGGATCGTGGCGTACTCGCGAGTTACTGCGCCTTCGACACGCTCCAGCGTTACAGCACCTTTGCGCTTGTCGATCGGGTCGATGTCGTCCGCGTGGATCTCGGCGGCCAAAGCCATCTGGCCGTACTGGATGCGCGCCGGCAGGTAGTTGTCGGGCTTGATCTGGCAGTCCAGTTCAACGCCTCGGCGCGGCCAGGCCAACGCCTGATCGCTGTCCGTCTTGCGCCCCTTCCAGGTCTTGCCATCCATCGCCAAGGCGGCCCGGCGCAGCAACGCTTCTTGCGCAGGCACTTCTGCGGGAATGACCACGCCGAACTTGCCGGCGTACATGACCAGGTCCGCGGCGCTCGCGTAGCTTTCGGCGTCTGGCTTGCCGGTGCCGTCCTCGATGATGAGTGTCATGGATCAACTCGCTGGATTGAGTTTTGAATGATTGGCCACCGGGTTACCGGTAGCCAGCAGTATCAAGCCTTGGGCAGATCAGCGACGAGTTTTTCCAAGGACTCTTTCGAGGCGTTGGCCCGGTAAGTCACGCCAGCAGCGTCGAGTTTAGCCTTCAGGACTTCGACTTCCACGCCTTCACCTGCCTTCAGTTCGGCGAGCTCATTGCGCAACGTCTCGTTTTCCGTTGCGAGATCGCCGCGCGCACCGGCCAACTCGATCATTTGCAGGCGAATGCCGTCGAGCGCATGAAACAGCCGAATTGCGAGTTCACCAGCTTCCGGCTTTTCAATCTCGCCGGCGTCCAGGCCGTCAATCACAGCGCGGACCGTGTCGCTTTCGATCTGCAGCTTTCCGATCAGGGCTTCCAATTCGACGCGATTGGCACCCGCACCATCGACCGGCACTTGGCGCGACTCAGCGTCTATCGCCGTCACTTCGACGCCGACATGCTCGTAGGCTTCAACCACCTTCGGCCATGCGCCTACGACCACAACACCGGTCACGCCCGCTTCTGGGCGATCGAAGTGCTCCGGGTTGCGATAGCGCTTGTCTGGATCAAAGCCGGAGCTTTGAGTGGAATAGATGAGTTCCATGGAAATCTCCGTAGCGGCCATTACTGGCCGCTGTCGTGGGTGAGCCTTAAGGCGTGGTCGTCAGGGTGATCATCACGCCGGCGGTGACTTTGTTGCTGTCGGAGTGTTTGACCCAGTTGGCCGCCGAACCTACCGCCGCCAAAGTTGGGTTCGCGCCGCCGACCGCGTCCTTCCAGCTGTAACCCAGCACGTCGATGTTAACGGTGCCCTCGGCGCGGTAGCCGATACCGAGGTTTTCTTCGTCGTCCACGTTGTACGAGCGGAAGCCAGGGGCCTGGGACTCGGTGATCACCACGGCATTCGGCAGCAGGCCGAAGATCACATCCGCCGGAGCGGTGTCGGTCACCAGTACTGGCTTGCCGAGGGTGCCCGGCAGGCCGCCGTAAATCACGACGCCGGCTTCTTCATAGACCTTGTTGGCAATTGCCTCGTCAACGATGTCGAAGTAAGCGCTGGAGTGCATGACCCACAGAGCAATGCGGCCGAACTTGTCGCCGAACTTGCGCATACCGCGGGTCAGCGTCTTCTTGCCGTCGGTTTCGATGTTGGCCGTGACCACCATCCCGGCGTTGGAGCTGATAGCAGCACGCAGCGCTGCGGTGGCGTACTGGATGAAGCCTTCCAGGGTAGCGTCGGCCACATCGGCGCCGATGATCTGGGAGAACTCATCGACTGGACGACCGCGGCGCTTGAACGCCTCTTCGGTGGTCTGGTACGGGCCGTACTTCCACGGAGCCTTGACGCCCACGGCTTCGCCGGCGCCGATCTTCTTGGCGGTTACCTTGCCGACGGAGTTGACGTCGCGGTGCTCAAGCGAGCCGCCGATCTTGTAGAAAGAGCGCTTGCGGAAGTCGCCTTCGATCAGTTCGTTGTCGAGAACGATCGCCCCGTTGGACGAAGCGTTGAAGACGTCGAGGTTGTCCTGGACACGCTCCAGGTATGCGGTTTGCGCCTCATCGTTGTAGATGATCAGGTCGCTATTAACGGTTGTAGCCATGGGTTTATCCCCTTACTTGGGCAATGCGAGGTATGCGGTTTGGCCGTGCTTGCGCTGAAAGTCGCGCTTTTGCTCGGAGGTCATTTCGGAGCGTTTGAATGCAGCCTGGCCGCCACCCCCGCCCGGGGCTTGTGTGCCTGAAGCCCTTGGCCACAGGTGAGGTGCGCTTTCGCGCAGTGATTCCGCCCATTCGAGCGGAGTCAGTGGGGTTTTGCCGTCTTTGCCGAGGATTGTCTGGCCAGACTCATCGATAGCGACGGCTTCTCCCTCGTCATTCAGTGTGAACACGCCCTTGGCGCGCAGGATGATGTCGTCGGTTGCTTCAGGTAGAGCACCAGCCTTCAGGGCTGCACCGCGCACCGAGTCGCCCAGGACTTTGCCCTGGAACTTTACGGCGAATGCTTCGGCCTTCTCAGCGCGGCCGGTGACAGTCTTCAGTTGCTTGTCGTAGTCACCGCGCAGGCGCTCGGTGCGGCGGTTGAATACTTCGTCTACCTTGCCCTCGGTCAGCAGCTTGGTTTCTTCGTCCTGACCGGCCCGACTGAGTAGGCCTTTGACGGCATCAATGTCGATGCCTTCAAACTGAGTCTCGAACTGAGAGAGCTTGGTGGATGTGTCCTTCAGCTTGCCCAGCAGCTCAGTGTTCTTAGTTTTCAAGCCCGAGACGGACGCTTCAACAGCAGTCGCGATAGCGGCCTTGATTGCCGGGTTTTCCAGGTCGATTTCGTTTTCTTCTGCCACGTTGATGCACCCCTTGGGTTTGGTCTGCCCGCTTTGCAGGCATAAAAAAACCGCCCGGAGGCGGTGTATTCATAAAAGATCTGGAAATTAATCGAGTGAGTTTGGACTTAGTAAAAAATTAATCCTTGGATACGTTTTTTCGAAGTTCGGCAAAAAACGCTCCGTCGCGCTCTTTCTTTTCTCGTGCGTCTTTCTCCGCATCCGCCCTTTGTTTAGCTATCACACTGGAAAAAAAATCAGCTATCAGAGTCGGAGCCAGCTCATGAGAAATATCGTCGTGAGCCAACCTGATAACCAGCTTAGCTTTTCCGATCCGATAAGACTCTAGAGCAGCGAAGTACTCTTCGTTTACTCCATAATCATAGTCACGTGGGCCAACGCCTTGATCCTGCAGGGAGGCAACAATGGGGGATACCAATCCCTTTGCAAACTCTTCGAAGTTGTCATCATCAACCTCAATCAACTGCTGTACGTCTCCACGCTCCAGCCGCTGAGGAAATCGCACGTTGAGTCGTTCAGTTACCGAGAGAGGGAGCTTGTACCTAAGCTCCTTCAGATGAATCTCAGCTCCCAATACTGTGACAGGTATTAATCCCTCGGAAACGATACGTAGCGACCATGAACGCTGCGCGCTCTTATCGATGATTAAAGTCCTGATTCGATCTTTCTGAGACTGAGTAAACGATTGCCACAACGCGACACCGACAGCAAAAAAAGCACCAGTTCCCGCAACCCAATCACCCAAGCTCCCCCAGTTCAGCACATACCTTGTAGTCGAACTCGGGTTCATATTTATGCCCACGGTCATACCTAGAAGACCGCTTATTACGCTGGTTACGAGCAATCCAAGCCCAATGAAATATCTCATACTGCCTCCGTTTGAAAGGAGGCGTTATACCAATCCTGCACGCTCGAACGCCAGCGGCTCTAGCCCCTTCATCTGCGTCAGGGTCAGCGGAGTGAAGTTGCGGTCAAGCTGCAGCTCCGCGAAACGCTGAACGTTCAGACCACCTTCACGAAACAACTTCGCCCGCACGGGACCGATCGCCACATCCTGAAACGTCGCGGGCTGCTGCTGAAGCCAGTGGTAATAGTCGAGGCTCGCGCTGACCTGGCCCGCGCCATCTGCCCCTACTGAGGCCCGCGTGGCGCCCTTGACGAACAGCTCGCTGAGCTTGGTCAGCAGAATGAATGTGGTGCGGCAGTTCGGGTGAAACGGCGGTCGAGGGCCAGAGGTAACTGGGAAGCGCCGCTTGTCCATCGAGCGACATTGCTGGCTGGTCTTGCTATCCAGCGTGGCGACCATTTCGATTTCGGAAACGATATCCGTATTGGCCTTGGCCACTTCCATGCGCGCCTGTGATGACACATGCTGAATCGCGGTGTGCACGACCGTGCTGGCATTTCGATTGGTCGTTGCCAGGACGCCGTCCTTGTACCCCGCCGCCTTGGTGCCGCGAATAATGCGGATGACCTGGAAGTTCGTCTGCCCTTCAAAGAAACCCTGCCGGATCGTGCCCGTGACACGCTCCCGCTCGGCAGTGGCCCAACCTTTGATGAACGACTTCAGCAGCTTCCCGCCGCCGGTACCGCGCACGCTGAGTGGATTCGTCAGCACCGCCGCTCTGATAGCTGCAGCCGTCGGCGCCGTAACATCAAACGACACGCCGACTGGCGCAGACCTGGCCAGGCTCGTAGCCTCAAACTCAGCTTCGTAGTTGGCAATGTCGATCAGATCGAGATTCAGCTGCACGCTGTAGCGGTCGAAGATGCCCAGCAGTAGGCTATCAACTTCCTTCAGCAGTGCTTCCAGGCGCGTCGTGTTGTACTCGGTCAGGTCCGACTGGGTGAGCCGTCCGCGGATCGAGCGATCAATCTCCTTGAGGAAAGGTGCGAACTTGCCGGCCTCCCCCGCCTTCAGCTTTTCGAGGAAGACCGCATGCCGGATCGTGGCGTCAAGGATTGCTTGGTTTGCCGCCATTCAATATGTCCTCGTCGTCCAAGCCCAGGCCGTCGCTCTGCTCTTGCAGCTCGCCATCGATCTGCTGGTCTGTGCGCTCCGGGGCAATCAAGCCCAGTTTGCGCAGGTAAGACCGCAGATCCGCCTTCGCGAATCCGCCGTTTTGCCACAAGCCAACCAAGGCCGTGATCATCTGTGGATCAGCCGTCAGCTCGACGAATTCCTGATTGACCTGGTACGCAACCTTGTCGGTGATGCCCATGTAAAGGCCGCACCACATGATCGCCCGGGTGTATGCCTCGCTGACGTTTGCCACGCAGCCGGCGAGCACCGATGTCGACGCAGATTGATCGCCACGTGACTCGGTAGCCGTTTTGGCAGCCAGAGAAGCGACGACCATGCGAGCGCCCAGTTCGATCATCATCTGGTTCTTGTCGGCCATAGCCTCTTTCACCAGCGTGTTCGGTAACGGCTGCGCGTAGCCGAACGCGCCACCGACCGGTAGCAACATTGGCGCCCGGGAGCCGACGTAGACGCCCTTCTCCTCTAGCAGCTTCACCCACTGCTCGGTCAGCCCGGAAATCCAAGGCTGAGCCTGTCCACACCAGAAGACGCTGTCTTCGTAGTCCGCACTGTTGCGGTAGTGCCCAAGGTTGATCATCGCGATGTCGTATAGGGGCGACTCGTCGATAGTCGGATCGTTGTTTTGTGCGCCGATGAAGGTGAACGGGATTTCCTTGAGGCGTCCGGTAATACCTTCAGGCGTGAATGTATCCGTAACCTCAAGTGGGCCGCCGCCTCTTGGGCCAGAACGGCGCCAAACCCGACAGACAAACCCTTCCACCTCAAGCGCAAGCTCGCGGAACTGTTCGACGGCTTTGAAGCCGAAGCCGTCCTCAACTTCTATCATTTCGCGCAGCACAACCAGGGTTAGCACGTTATGGCCGTTCACCATGCCGGTACGCCAGTTGATGATGTCCTCGGCGCAGTAAGACAGAATCACCGAGTGACCTCCCGCACCATCATCTTGGTGGTAATCGACGTACAGGCCGTGACGACCCGCCTCAAGAACCTTTTCCAAGGTGCCTTGCGAGTGCTGGTAGATGCTCACCCCGGACCCGTTGGCGTTGTCCTGCAAGTACTCCAGCTTTTTCGGCACGGTGAGCGTCGGGTCTTTGTGGAAGGCCAGGCCCAACAAGCCGTTGCGCGTGTGGCCAGTAGCATTCTTGAACACTGCTCGCTCACGGTAAGCCTTGTTTCGATCGGCGTTCTCCGGCGACTTGTCGTGCGCGTTGATGTACGGCAGGCGAGAAACCACCCGGTGCTGGCCGGCGCAGACATCACGCACGGTTGCCCAGCGGTCCAGCACTTCGATGTAGTCCGCCCGTTTGAAGGAAACGTCGTTGCTCATCGGGCGTATCCCATTTTTATAGAGGTGGCCGGCTTCCTGGCGCTCTTCGCCACAGCGAAGTACCGGAATCCGTCGGAGCCGTGAGAGGTCCAGTCGTGAAGCGGTTTGTCTTTCCAGCAACCACGCTTGTCGTCCCACTCCTTGCGATAGTTCTCCAGACAGGCGATGCCCTTCTCGCATTTCGACTCATCGAAAACGCAAAGTGGGAGGATCTCCCGGACCTGCTCAATGCCGTCATTGATGCCAATCTTCGGGACCACCTGGAACGTCATGCAGTACTTCTGCCCGTCGATCTCGTATCCCTCGCGGGCCAGCTCCCGGCGGGTCTTAGCATCGCTGCCGAACTCACGGTTATCGATGTCATGCGGCCCCCAGTGCTCGGAATAGGTGTAACCCTTGTCCTTGAGTACCTTCATGTAATGCCGCAGGCCTTCGCCGCTGTTCTCGTAGTAGTCGATGACATGGAATTCTTCGCCGACCTGACGCACGAACCAGATGGCAGTGGAGTCGCCAACGCCGATATCCCAGAAGGTCATCACCGGTAGGTGACTGTTGTTCGGTATCGCGCCGATGCGCTGCTGGGCGTAAAGCTTGGTCAGCTGCTGGGCGTAATAGGCGCCTTCAACCGACTGCTGGAAGGCTTCGACAGGTATCGACGGGTATTCCCGCTTCATGTCGTCGCCGAGCGTCTTCTCCTTGGCCGAGTACCAGGCGCGCTGGCCGTCGTTCGTGACTATGCCGTGCTTGGCGTGCAGCTCGTTGAAGTAGTCGGTCAAGCGCTGCGGGATGACCACATCAGTGGGGTCAAGCCGATAGGCTTTGTTCTTCCACCAACTGAAGAAGAAGAATTTCCAGTCCAGCAAGCCCAAGGGCACGCCAGCCAGTTGCTGGCGCTCAGCACTCTGCGAATAATCGAAAAAGTAGCCGGCCCGGCCTTCCGCCGTCGATTCAATCGTGACGAAGCAGTCGGTGGCCACAGCCTCGAAGGCGCCGGTGACAATCTCACGGGCCTTGTGAGGGAACTTGGCGCAGATCTTCCCGAACTCGGACACGTGCAGATAACGCAGCGTGCCGCCCCGGAACGACGTGGAAACGTAAATCGAGCCGCCTTTGCTGAACACCAGCTCGCCAGCCGCATCGTTGCTCGCCGGGTTGGCAGCGCGGATTTCAGCAGGCAGGTTGTCGTAAGCGTACTTCACCTTCTCCCGGAACAGTCGCTTGGCGTCGTTCAGGGTGTGCGCGATGAGTGCGCACTTGGCCGACTCGAACAGCGCCGCGTCCAATTGGATGATGCAGCACTCAGTGGTAAAGCCGAGTTGCCGAGCCTTCAGGATAATGTTCCGGGTGTGCATCCCATCGAAGTACTCGATCTGCTCGTCCGTCATCCGGAAGCGGACCTTCTTGCCCGCCTTGTCCGTGATGAAGTAGAGATTGTTCAGGCGCCAACGCTTGTCCCGGAGCAGCTTCAAGTGCTCGGGCTTCATGTCAGGCTTCCTTCGATAGCTCGTCCATCAGGGTAGAGAGTTCATCGGCATCAGCGGATTTCTCTTTTTCGTCCAGGCCGAACGCTTGGCGTTCCAGAACTTGGAGGTTCTTCATCGCCGAGGAAAGCTGGAACAGGGTTTTTGAGTTGCTTGGTAGCGCTACGGCGGCAAGCATTGAGGCGCGGCGCATGCCGTTGTTGTCCTCGTCCGTCTCATCGATGATCGCGTCTTCGATCTCTTCGCGGCGCTGGATGGTGTTGAGCAAATCATCCATAAGCAGGTTCGCGAGATTCGTAGCCTTGCGAATGTCTCTGCGATGGCTGCGAACCACCCGAGCGCCCTCTTCTGCTGCCTCTTCGATGATCTCGGCATCAAGTTCGCAGTTCGCGCCTTGGTCGTTGCGAACCTCGCCGCGAACTAGCTTGCTGCGAACCTCTTTCCGCACCTGGTCAGAAAGGTCTCTCTCCCATCCGTGAGCCTTCGCTCTCTTCCGGATTGCGGTGTCACTTACACCCTGACGCTCTGCGATGGTTCTGATGGAGAGCGACCCAGCCCGGTAGGCGCGCTCGATTGCCTCCCAGTCGGGTTGCTTGGTGCTCATAGATCTATCTCTTGCGCTTGAAATAGTGGCTGTTTGCCGGTATTGGTGCTTTTTTATCTAGGAATATTTGCATGGCGCTTTCAATACCTGCAGCCGCTCGATCCTTCATTCGTATCTCAGTTCAAGGAGCCGGGGTCGCAGCGCTCATCACCATTGCTTACACGATGTGGAACGACTCAAAAGTGGAGTCATCTGCTAACGGGGAGACCAAAGCGCTACTTACTATCACTACTAAACAGCTTGAAGAGAGCAAGGCTGAGAACCTGAAGCTACAAGATGAGAAAAAACAGGCGCAGTCAACGGCGGATAATCTCTATCAGCAGTTACTCAATGAGCAGGTCGATAACAAATACACCAAGAAGCTCTTGGGGGAGGCGAACACAAAGATCAGAACCCAAGAACTCCAACTTGAGCAATTAGCCAGGCTAGCGAAGTCAACTGACCCTTGTGCCGAAGTAAAACTTCAGATCTCAGAAATAGAGAAGCTGCTTCGACGCCCGAGCTACGATGCGTTTGCTCCACAAGGCGAACAACGAGACCAGCTGGCTGTGACTCTTCACGAAAAAAACAATACATTGAATATCTGCTTGGGCGCTCGCGGATGATCATAGATGGCGCGACACGATTTGATGATTCGCGAAACGTGTCGCTGACTACTCAGGCTTGCGGCTCGGCAACTTGAAGTCAGTCACCCGGTCAGCGATGTCGCGGATCTTTTCCACACCCAGGAAGCCAACCCAGCCACCGGCAAAGGTGGCCATGCTCTGGGGTAGACCGAAGAAATCCAGACCACTGATGATCGTCAGGGTCAGGCCTCCGCAGATCGCACCCTCCACCAGCATCTGACGCCGAGTGCCACCACCGTATGTGATTCGAAACACAGCCATGGCACAGGACAGTCCAGCGGCGAAGAGAATCGGCGAATGCTGGCTCAACCACGCAAGCGCAATCGCCCAGGTATCTGGTTTGTCTGGCATGTTTGGCATCTCGGTTCCTCCCCGTCAGGGAGCGGTGATCTGTTGGCAGGCGATTGCCTGCGGATTTGAATCAGCTCCAACAGCACTCCCAGCTCAGAGCGATGGGTGTGGTGGAGCCGAAAACGAAAAAGCCCCTGCAGATGCAGAGGCTTGAATGAGGCGCTCTCTGAGGGGGTCGATTGCAGACTTAAGGCCGTTGGAAAAATTTGCATCGGGGAAAGCGATATCCAAGCTTATCTAGCAGACGATATAGAAATTCCATGTGGGATTCCGGTTGAGCAAAAAAGCTCGCCGCGATGAGCCTGAAGCATTTCCCGCGCAGCTACACCGCCAAGTGGTTCAGAGAATAATGGAAATACGACAGCTTGCTGCTACCGTCAAATCGGCAGAGTAGTTCGTCTGCGAAATTAATACCTAGATCAAGGGGACTGCAATGAAGCCAGACCTGCTAGATTCAGAAATCCGCGCCGTAATGTTGGCGATTGATCAAGAACAACTGTATATCCATGCGTCTTGGTGCTTCTGGCATGAGGGAGTGAGACTTTTCGACGATTCTTATCCTGGTAACTTCCAACCGACAAATGGGAAGTATGGACTTAGAGCAGTATGCGCAGATAAGCAGTCGCACAACGGCTATGCCCAAAGCCTTATCAATAACTCATCCAACAACGAACTCCAAGGGGCGTTTTTCCGTACATCACAAAGAGTTGAAAGCGATCATCAGCTTTCAACACACTTTCGCTGGGTTGCTTACCACGAGAGCATGAGGCGCAGTTTTTTAGATTTGGCCGCACAGATGAACTTTTCCCAAATTAGAAGCGACTACCACGATTACCAAGCTCACAACTCTAACGCTAAAAACTTGCTTTCGTGTATAAGCAATTATCAGCTAAACCTAATGATTGATGCCCTTTAAAAAATAGCCCGGCACAGTGGCCGGGCTCTTAATTAGAAGTAATCATCAGGGTTTAGGATGCTTGCTTACTACCGAGTTGGCGGCATCCACATCTGCCATCTCTTCGTCGATAAGTGCATCGTCATCCGCAGGAAACGGAACCTCGGCCTGATTACTTTTAGGTTCACTGCCTATTTCGTTGTGCGTGCTGCTCGTTACGCCCTTCTGAGAAATGTTGCCCGGCGCATTTTCATCAATGTCCATGCTCGCTCTCCGTTCTGACGCGCGGAATGCCCGTGCTTGAACTTGAGAGGTGGCAGAGCATTGCAAGTGCCGAGCTTTGGACCAACGGCGGACACAAAAAAGCCCAGCGGTTGAGCCAGGCTTCAAAATCCATTATGCGATTTCACGTCGATCTAGCGAAAGAGTTCCACTCTTCAATAGCGTCGTCTGCCGCAGACTTATGCTTTCGGATCGCATTTTGCTGCTCGTCAACAAAGTCGCTGATGCAGGTTTTGTACTCTTCGGTATCAGCAACGAACTGGTCGCGCTGATACTGATCTTCAAATTCGTACGGAACATCTGGTTGGTCACAGTCATGAGATGGCGGGTATGAGTCCGCGTATGCGAGGGGCGAGAGCAGTGTTCCAATCAATAGGAGGGTTCGCATCTTCCATGCCTCACATAAAGAAGCCCGACTTCGTGCCGGGCTTTACTGTGCAACCTCAACGCGCAAGATCGACAGGATGGGTAAATATTCTCTCACTTTCTCACTCATTGCAATGGCTATTTGCTACGCCGCGCAACTTTCGATCAAGCCCTCTGTATCCAGCAGTTCTTGAGCCGCTGTGAGCGCTTCATTTACCTGGTCGTCCAGCGCCTTGCGGATGTTCGAGCGCCACCGATAACGGGTCGATTCCGGCTTGCCGTCGTTGTCCCAATTGGTGATGTCGTACCACGCCGCAGGTAAGACTGCGACGGAACGCTTGCCCTCTGCGCCAGCCACTTGCGGGATTGCCCAGGTCAGCACCGCGCATTCACGGAAGCGCTTTGGTGCAGGCGACTGGGCCGTCTTGATCAGCTCAAGAATCGCCCCATGCTTGCGCTCGTCATGCGTTGAATACTTCGCGACCAGTGCCCGCCAGTGCACTGCCGACAGCGACTTGTGCAGCCGGCCGAACACCCAGCAGTCGGTAAGGAATGCAGCCTCTTTACCGACGATCTCACCCTTCTGTTTGGTGCACTGCACCTTGGGCTCAAAGTCGCAGCCGCCGGCGGAGTTGATGGTTTCGGCGGCGAGCGCCCGGACAACTGCGGATACCACATTGCGATAGGTCATGCTGCTCTCCCCTTCAGCTCTCTTGTCTTTGCCCGATACTCGGCGGTCATCGCCTTCAGTTCTTCGACGGTGTACTTCTTCGGCTCATGCGGGCCTTCCAGCCACTCGACCTGCTCGGCGCCGATCCGCTTAACCAGTGCGATGCGGTAATTAACGATGTTTCCGGACAGCTGGGTGTTGCACGGCGAGCACTGGCGGTGGCAGTTCAGCGGCTCGAAGCGCAATGCAGGGTTGCTGCCCACGGTGCGGTAATGCCCCGCGTCGTATTTGCCCTGGTGGTGGCGACCGCAACTGATGCACGGCAACTCGGCGTCTCGCTCGCGGACCCAGGCATTGAAGGCAATCTGCGTGTCCTTGAGGTGCTCGGCCCGACTCTTCAGCTTCTCCTTGCGAACCTTGATCTCTTTGCGCTCGATCTGGGCCAGCGACTTGCGTGCCTTCTCCTGATTCACATCCTTGATCGCCAGGCCGCACTTTGGGCTACACACCGCCTGACCCAGGCGTTGGGGCGAGAAGCTGACGCCGCACGCCGGGTTCTTGCACTTCTTCGGGCGGGGAGGTTTTGGATTGATGCTCATGCGTAACTCCCCAACTGATCAGCGGCAGACAGCGCGTCAGCTTCATTCTCGAAGTGTGCGGACAACACCAACCGCCAGCAGGCGTTGAAGACGTCGCGGTAAAGTGGTTCGAAAGCGGTATCGTCCATGTTTGCCCAACTGATCGACTTCGCCTCTTTGCGGATTCCTTCAGGCGTGTGCACCAAGTGGAAGTGGCCGGCCTCGATCGTCACCCACTCACGGAAAGCTTCGCGGGACTTGTCCACGGCCGGAAAACGCTCGGCACGAGCCGACTCAAGGCCCGCGACGTATGCCGCGACAGCGTCCGACAGTTGCCCGGGCTTGCCGCTTTGCGCTTCGAAGAACTTGGCCAGTCCTCGAATGCCCCGCATCTCTTGGCGCGGAATCAGTCCGCCCACCGGCTCCCAGTACTCCCAAGCCAGGTCGAGCATCGAGAAGAACTTGCCGTGGAACTTGCCGTTGCGCATGCGGGTGAACTTGCCGTGAATGATCTGTCCAGCCTTCCACCTCTGGACTGTTTCGCGATCGGCTTCCGTGGCCGGCACCAACCCCTGGGCTGTGCGGATCAATGCGAGTTCAGCCATGGGATGCCTCCTTGCGTTGTGCTGCTGCGAGGGCTACTCGAAATCTACGTTTACGCAGGTATGTGTCGACTCGATCTGCTTGGGACTTCTTGAGTCGCTCGCGCTTCTGTTGGGCCTTCGCCGCATCGACGATCTGGCGCACTTCAGCGAGCTTCTCGCGCAGGTGCGGTGACGCCTTTGCTTCGGAACCGGTCAGCAGCCCGGCGATAGCTTGGCCATCGTTCGTGATGGGCGCGATGCGCAGTTCAGCCAGGTACTGGGTGCCAGCCTGTTGAGTGATCAGTTGCATACGGACCGCCGACTCGATCGCAGTTACCCGGCGGGCGGGATCAAGCCCGAGGGAAACACTCCAAGTGGTCGGTTTGGCTTCAGCCCTAGCCGCGGACACCAGTCGCTCGTATGCACTGTTGAACGCCATCCGTGCACCAACTACGTCTCGACGACTCAAGATCGGCTGCGCAGCAACCATCGCTTGGCGTATCTCAGCGGTCATCACCACTGTTTCTGATTCGTCCCCAGCGGTAAGCGCAATAGACCACGCCTCGTCTTTACCCGGACGGCCATCGACGGCCTGTACCCGATGCAACACCGCAGCCAGTGTCAGCTTGCCTGTCAGTTCTCGGCGGCACGCCTGAAGCGCTTTGCGGATGTCAGTCGGAGCGAACACGGCGAGATCTTCAGCCATCAACTCCGCAGCCGTGGCACTGATGGTCTGGCCTAAGGTCTCGGCGGTGGCGCAGATTGCGCCGGCAAGTTGTGCGCGGTCGTCAGAGGAAAGCATTGCGCGGCCCTCCCTCACGAATGTTGCGCGCAGCTTCCTGTGCGGCGTTGATGTTGGCCTGGGTGTCTTCCAGTTGGCGGGCGGTGCGGCCGTTAATCTGAGTTTGGGTCACCCACTGGGTGTGGTAGCTCTCGGCGTTGGCCAACAGCTCGCTGACGCTGTGGCACTTGCGGATTAGTTGGGCGTCGTTGATGCCGAGGTAATACGCAGCCACGCTGTGAGAAACGTCGATGCCCAAACGGCCGATCAACGAACCTATCTGCCCTCCCACCTTGGCGTTCCACACTGGCCAGGCCTTGTACCGCTTGCGGTAGGACATGGCGTAGTTGGCCCAGGTCTTGAACGTCTTGCAGGTCTGGTCCTTGGGTCCGGGCATGTCGGCTGGGATCTCAACTCGGGGCGCCTCGGTGCGATCAACAACCAGCACCAGCCCGCCGGATCGGTTCGGCTTGTCCGAGCCGTCCTGCAAATCCTGATTACTGGTTACCTGATTGGTACCCTGATTATTGGTACCCTGATTTGTCGGAGATTTTTCCGACCCTGCATCGGATTTTTTTCCGACCTTGCTCGGAGATTTATCCGAGGTAGATCGGATTTTTTTCCGACCATCGAGCGCATCAGAGGTCGGATATTTTTCCGACCCATCCAACTTGCGATTCCACTCTTTCGCCTTCTCAGTGAGGCGGATCAAGGTGATGCTGGAAGTGCTGGAAAGCTCGATTAAACCGGCATCCCTCAGGGCTTTAAGAAGTCGGTAAGCGGTGTCCGCCTTGTCAGTGAGCAGCGGCAGTTCTTCGACGATTTTGCTCTTGCTCAGCGCGAAGTAGATCCCGGTGTCCGTCTTGATTGGGTTGGCCCAACTCGGGCTCTCGTAGACGAAGGCGAATAGCAGGGCCTGCTGAGAATTCAGCCCCCACTCCAGCGCCTTCACCTGGTTGATCGTGACGGTGTATTGCATGTCAGGCCTTCCCGACCAGTTTGGCCAGTTCGAGGAAGCGATCCACGTACCAGTGAGGTTGCGTCTCGCGAGGAGATTGAGGATTGGTCAAATTCTTGCCGAAACGAAGGCCCTGCTCAGTCACAGACCAGAAGTCGACCATTTCCTGCTTGGAGTTTTTGCGCTGGAGCTGCTTGAGGAAGCCCTTGGCAGCTAGTGCGCGATTGAACGCTGCCGGCGCGTAGCGGATGTCGTTGTCCTTCAGCAAGGCCGTGGCCGACTTGGTAGGCATCGAAGAACCGCCAGCAGCATCTGGCGCGGCGTCGACGGCGTAGCCTGGGAGAAACTTCGGGTCCAAGCCGTTGTTCTGGGCGATCTTCGTGAGCATGGCCATCTGGCAAGATGGCGCGGGCTTCAGTAGGCGCGTGAAGCACTCCATGATGGCGATCTCGCCGACGACCTTGGTGCCATTGAGCAGAACCTGCTCGCGGGCGCCCTGCTGCTGTTCCAGCTCGCGCCACCGGCGAATCACCTTCATGCGCAGCGGCGCGCTGTAGCCGGTGAGCAGGCAGTCGGTGTGCTCGCGATCCAGCATGTACTCGACTTGCTCGCGGTTCTGGCCATCCAGATAGATGTGCTCAAAACTGAGTACATCTAAATTCAGTTCTTTTAGCATCGCCGTGATGTCGCGCTTCACGTTGGCGTGCCGCTTACCGGTGACGTTGGCGATCTCACGGGAAGACATCGTGGTACGCGACACGTTTTCCGAATTAACAAAACGTGTCGCGACATTGAAAGGGGGATTGCTTGAATTAGGTTGGCTCTGCATAATCGGCCTCATTGAGTGGTGTCGAATTAGCCGGGGCGCAATCCCGGCTTTTTTGTGCCTGGGTTTCAGGCAGCCTTCACCGATGCATCCATCACGTCCAGGCTCTGCCGGACATGGTTGATCTCTTGGCGAATCAAAGATTTTTCGAACGTGCTGACGTGGTCATCGCCGAGCGCTTCGTGCACGGCGATAGTCAGATCAGCCACTTCCTTGCCGACATTGATCAGCGAATTGGTCAGCGCTTGAGGCTGGGGGGCAGACTTGGCGATCAGGTCGAAACCGAATTCATTTGCGAGCGCTGCCAGAGGGCGCATGTCGCCGGTGTGCAGCAAGATCCCAAACAGGTGCTCCACGGTCAGGTGGTGAGCATCGTTGTCGGGGTTGGCGCGCTGGAGCAGGCCAACGTGTGGCACCCCCATCTTCGCCGCCAATGCTTTGGCCTCGTTATCCAGAACAGCGCTTTGGCAGGCCCGCAGAAAATCTTCCATTCGTAAAACCTCAAATTTGTTTCCGTGGTGGCGTTACGCCAACAAAGCGATGATCTGGTCATCAACTGATCAGGGACTCATCCATGACCACTCATTCCGAATTACAGGGCGAGATAGCCGCCCTTTGCTGCTTGGTGGTTGCCTTGGCGTCCACCCTTCCCTTGTCATCACAACTCAGGCTGTGGCGAGCGTTTGAGCGAGCTGCCGGACCATTCCGGGAAGTGCTTGGTTGCGAAGAGTTGCGCGGTTTTGAGCGCGCAACCGTCTTGCTCGCGTCGAGGCGAGCAAAGTTGAGTTAGGCGGCCTGCTCTTTTTTAATCGCTTTGAACTTTCCCCTGGAGAGGACTTGAATTTGGTACTGGCGGGATTCGGGAATAGTTTCCCCCCACATAGTCACTGCACTCGGACGGATGCCCAGCGCCAGTGCCAGCTTTGTTTTGTTGCCGAAGAATTCGGCCACTTCATGCGTATTCATTGCGCATCCTCGTTCGAGCCTTATGCAATTTCAGCATGCTTAATTTAATGAGTCAACGAGCTTTTCCGACTACTGCATGCTTAAATTCAGTTAACTTAATATTGGGTCCATGGAAAGACACGAACGTATTGCCCGAGCCATCAAGCTCAGCGGGAAAAAGAAAGGCGAAATCGCTGCGCTTTGTGGCGTCGCAAATTCGGCCGTCACTCAATGGATTTCGGGGGAAAGCAAAAGTCTTCGGCCCGAGAACCTTTACGCACTGGCAAAAGCGACCGGGTTCAGGCCTGAGTGGCTTGCGATCGGTGAGGGAGGTGAGCGTGAGTTGGCGGACTCAAATGTCGGCGAAGCCCGGCAGCCCGTAGAATCCTTCCGCTACCCGGTTATCAGTTGGGTCGCCGCCGGTGCTTGGGCCGAAGCAGTCGAGCCCTACCCTACTGGCTTCTCAGACCGCTATGAGTTCTCCGAGTACGATTCCAAGGGTCCGGCCTTCTGGCTGGAGGTTCGAGGAGACTCGATGACCTCGCCGGTTGGCCAGAGCATCACGGAAGGAACGCTGATCCTGGTCGACACTGAGGCCGATGCGACTCCAGGCAAACTGGTGATCGCCAAGCTTCCAGAAAGCAACGAGGCCACATTCAAGAAGCTGGTGAATGACGGCGGTCGGCTGTACCTCAAGCCGCTGAACCCTAGTTACCCGATCGAAGTTTTCGACGAGCGCTGCCGGATCGTTGGGGTGGTGGTGCGAGCGCTTCAGAAGTTTTAGTTGGGCGGAAGGCTTAGTAGGAGCGTGGATCTCCGAGTTGGAGAGTCATCAGGAGTGCGGCATGGCAGATCAAGAAAATCCCGAGGCGATAACCGAAGCGGATGTTACGTTCACGGTTCACGAATTTATGCAGTACCTGGCGAACGTTGGGCGATCCGACAAATGCCCTGTCTGCCCCCACCAAGGAGAGTGGGTGTTTCACACGACCCTTGAAAATGAGGAAGTGCTCATCGTCCACCTCATCCAAAAAGCAAGCAACAGCCAGGAATACACTCCTGTAGCGACAATGGAATGTCCCAGGTGCGGATTTATCTCCCAAACGAGCCTGATCGCAGTGAAAGATCATTTTGTCACGGTGAGGGCGCGATAAATGACTGAGCTGAAGCTTGTATCTGATCGCACCAAGTCGGGAAGCTGGACCTCTACAGCGACGACGTCCAGCTACGCTCAGTTTTCATCCATTGGGCCCGAGGACGCAGCGATGCTCAGGAAGTTCTTAGCTGAGAACGAGGCGCCTAACGTTTTTCCTGAGCCAACTGATCAGATCAGCGAAGACGTGGACACCTTATCCGGTCAGAGCCATAATCAGCCGATGACAGACATCACCGATTACCGTAACGAACTCAAGTTCAGAGATGAATCTCTTCGCCGGGAGCTAGACTTGCGCCAGGAGTCTTTTCGGTCTGAGCAAGCTATCCGCGACAAGGCGCTTGATGAAAAATTTGCCGGTTTTCTAGCTGTTCAGGCAGAGCGCGATAAGCGCCTGGATGGCTCACTTACAGCAATTCATGATGACATTTCTCGGCTTGGCAGTCTGAAATTGAGCATCTGGGGTGCGATGTTTACAGGCCTTGCAATCACTCTTACGGTTATTGGGCTTGGAATTACTTCTTACCAAGCAGGACAGACAGACAGGCGTCCTCCTGTGGATGCTCCCCGCGCAGAGGCAAGTCAAGCGCCCCCAGTAACACCAAAATGAAGAAGCCCGCCGAGTGCGGGCTTTTTTACGTCTGCAGAAAAGACGTGTGCGTTTTGTTTACATATTTCTAGCGACTGCCCTTCGACTATTGCGCAATTCTACCTAGCCAAATACTGTATATACATACAGTAACAGCAAGGAGCTTTGCATGCCTCAACCCACTCCCCGCACAACAATAAAAACATCGTCCTATGAGCTGGCCGGACGTCGTATTCAAAAACTCATCGCCGCACCAGGTGTGCAGAAGGCTCAGGCCATCACAGTATCCAGGCTTGAGCATGAGTCCGCCGAGGATTGGCAACGCCTCATCGATGAGATCAGCGAGACGGCGGGCGTAATGGTTGAGGCGTTAGACGGCGGCGAAGTCAGGATCGGATGGCGACAATACTGCGAAGCGTGAGAAGAGCCCGCCCGCCAGTGAGCGGGCTTTTTATCGATCATAAATTTCAGCATTCTGAATTTATTTATTCAGCATACTTGACACAATAATTTCAGCTTGCTTAAATTTGTCTCAAGCCAACGCATCACCGGCCCAGCAGCGAAAGCTGCGCCGCTCTTTAACAGTCAGAAATCTTCGCGGATCGATCCCCGGCAACGGGAAGCCCTTAAGGCATCGCTGGCAACAGCGAACAGCGCGAAACACAAATTTCGATCTCCATGCAGGCTCTGGAACCTGCCGGACTCCCCTCATGGGAGGACGCCAAACCATGCAAGCCAGCCGGCGAATAACACCGAACACGAAATGTGTGACGCCGGCCAGGTGGGGAAACCGCGGCGACGCGTATGGGGCGGATAGCAACACGGAATTTTTCACTGATGCACCCAGCTGCAGTTCGGTCGGGTGCATTGGGAAAACAACCGGAGGCAGAAAGATGGCCTGCAAGATTTGCGATTCAGGTAACACAGTCTCACTGGGAATGCGTACCCCGCACATTTACTGCCGGTCGTGCGGCGCCCACGAATATGAGGGGCAGGTGATCGACAAGAACGCCTGGAACTCATGGATCAATGGCGACACAAAACGACCAATAGGAGATTCGCATGCTCCACATAATCTTGATCGGCGCAGCGCTCAGCCATGCGCGGCCAGAACCTCCACCTGATGACGGCCTGCCAACCGATCCACTGCGCTCCCATCGTGAGCACTGGCGATGTACGAGCGGGGTCGCGGCGTTCTGGCGCTGACCTCCCCGCCCATAAACCCCGTGTGGCGCAGCAAGCCTGAAGGCTGTGCCCAACACCCATACAGGCAGCGGACAGTAGGTCGTCGATGTAACCGCGCATCGGCCGGGTTTCCGGTAGGCCACCCCATCGCGCCAGGACAACTTGATGCTGCAAACCCAGGCCGTCGCCAGTAGCGGGCCTGGGCAACATTCCCGACCAAACCCGCATGCACTCCCCTCCGTGCCCAACGGCAACCAGAGGAACGGATGAGCGCAGCCGAGTTTTGTTGGATCAGCACCGCCGCTCTTGGAGGCGACACGATGGCAACCACCTATGCAGACAGTGCGCAGGCCCGAGAGTGGGACAGGCGCTACGACGCTTGGGGGCGAGAGAAGAAATCTCAGCCTGAAGAATTCCACGACTACGAAGCTGCCGAGCAGACGCGCACTCAGGCGCTGGCTGATCGTGCCGCTCGTGCAATTGAAGAGCGTAAAAGCCTGAAGCGCCGCATTGGCCTGGCAATGGCGCAGATGGAATTGGTTTGTCCGCCAAAAGGAGGCGCAGCGTGAACGTTGAAGAGCGCGACCACGAGACAGCGGTCACCTGGATCGAAGGCGAGATCAATAACATGATCCGCGACCTCGGCAAACCAAACGCCAGCTCGGCAGCGACATCAGTCATCACGTTGGCCTACCTGCTGCGCGTCATCGACGACGCAGAGCAGCGCCACTACCGGGCTCGCATCGACCAGATATACGCCTCCTACAACAACTCAACCAAGCAGGGAGCCGCAGCATGACCACACCGCCAGTTAAATCACTGATCGACGATCAGCTCGACGAGATCGAATCGAAGTTGATCATGCTCGGCTTCGGCCTTCCGTTTAATGAAGTCATCGGCCAGCCGCGCGAGCGCGCAGTGGCCAGCCTGCCGCAACGCTTGGCGGCCACCATGAAGGGTGGGCGAATCGCGGTTAGGGTTCGGCCATGACCTCCTACCAGCGCGCGAAGCGCTATTGGTTCTGGCGCGGCTCTGCCGTCACCCTGCTCTTCTTCACTGCCTGGATTCTGGCAAGCGCTTACTCCGGCCAGATCACTCAATAAACCTCTCACCTTCAAGGCTGCGCACCGCGCGGCAAGGAACTGTCATGTCCGCAAATACCAAACAAGCACCCGCGCAAGACTCGCTGGAAGTGGGCGACACCGACGACGCGAAAAAAACTGTAGCCCCTGCAGTTGCCGTCACCGACATCGCCGAATACCGGCCGCATGAGGAACAGATCGTTCGTCTGGAAACCACCTACGCAAAGTTGGTCGTTGACTGCTCGACCAGCGAAGGGTTGGCCAATGCGAAGGAAGTTCGCGTCGATATCCGCGATGTGCGTTACGCCTTGGCGAACACCACCAAGACGGCGCTCGTGCCTTATCAGCAGGCGGTTAAAGACGCCCAGGCGCGCGTCAATCAGGTGAAGGAGTTCGGCGAGTCATTGAAGGATCGCGTGCTGGCAATCGAAGCGCCCGTTGATGAAGCAATCAAGGCCGAGGAAAAACGCGTAGCTGACGCCAAGGCCGAGCGCGAGCGTGTCGAGGCTGAACGCGTCGAAGCCATCCGGGCAAAGATTACCCGTTTCAGCTCTGTCGCTGCCGCATATGCAAGCCGTAGCGCTGCCGATATCGCCGACATCCTGCAAGGCGTCAAGGTGTCGGTAATCCTGCCGGAAGAATATGCCGAGTTCGAAGCTGAAGGCACCATCGCTCGCGACAACGCTATTGAGCAGTTGGAAACACTGCACAAGTCTGCCGTTGAACGAGAAGAAGCTGCGGCCAAGCTGCTGGCCCAGCAGAAAGAACTCGACGAACTGCGCGAGAAGCAGCGCGTTGCCGACGCTGAAGCTGAGGAGCTGCGCAAGCAACGCGCCGAGGAAGACCGCCTGCGATTGAAGAAGCAGCAGGACGATTTGGACCAGCAGCGCCGCGACATGGAAGCACAGCAACGCCAACAGCGTGAGCAGCAGGAAGAGCAACAGCGCCAGCAGCGCGAACGCGAAGCTCAGTACCAACGTGACCAGGAAGAACTGGCCCGTCTGCGTGCCCAGGCTGCCGCACCGGCCCCGGTCATTGCCGCGGCCGCGCCACTGATCGAAGAGCAGGCCGAAGTCGCCCCCGTCAGCGCCAACGCGATCACCACTGAATCCGACGACGTGACCACGACCGCGCCGTCGGTTGACGACATCGTCGAGGTTGTAGCTCTGGGCTTCGACGTGGACCTTGACACTGCTCGCGCCTGGCTTCGCGCCATCCGCTTCTAACTCCCCTTTCCATCTTAAGGCCGACCGACTCCTTGCCGGCCACGGAGAGCGTAATGAACGACTCAGACACTCAAGCACCAACTGGGATCGCCACCTACCACGACCCATCGCACAACGCTGCAGCGCTCATTCTCGACCCGGGCACCATGAAGTCGATGAGCGACCTCGCGTTGATGATGTCGAAAGGCGTGACAACGGTTCCCAAGCATTTGAAAGGCAATCAGGCTGACTGCATGGCGGTAGTGCTGCAAGCAATGCAGTGGCAGATGAACCCTTTCGCGGTTGCGCAGAAGACGTTCATCGTCAACGGCGGAGCATTGAGCTACGAGGCGCAGCTTGTCAACGCAGTGATCACCGCGAAGGCACCAGTCAAAGGTCGCTTGAACTTCGAGTGGTTCGGTGCCTGGGAAAACGTCATCGGCAAGATGCGCGAAGTCACCAGCAAAACCAAGAAGGACGAGGACACCGGTGAGTTCAAAAAGTACCGCGTTCCGGCTTGGAGCTTTGACGACGAAAAAGGTCTCGGGATCAAGGTCTGGGCAACTTTCAAAGGTGAAGACGAGCCGCGCACTCTAGAGCTTCTGCTTACCCAGGTGCGCACGCGGAACTCTACGCTTTGGGCTGAAGACCCGAAGCAGCAGATCGCCTACTTAGTGACGAAGAAATGGGCGCGACTCTTCTGCCCTGACGTCATCCTCGGCGTCTATACACCCGATGAATTCGAAGACTCGTACGGTGGAGAAATCGACATCACCCCTGTGAAGCAAGCTGCGAACACTGCGGCCGCGTCCAGCGTTTCCTTCGGCCCGAAATCCCCATCGCCGGAAATCGACGGGGTATTCGTAGACCTTTTGGCCGTGGCGAAGCAGCAGGACATTGAAGCCTATGCCACTGCTTGGGCAGGTCTCAAGCCGAAGCAGCGCGCGGCGATCGGCCTAGAGTGCCATGAAGCGCTCAAGGCCATGGCGGCAACTGTTGATGGCGACTTCACCGAAATCACTGGCAACCACGAAGGCCTGTCTCAGGCCGAGGAAGCGGCGTAGTGAGAACGGAACTTCAGGGCACTGAAAAGTGGCATGCGGACCGATCTGGCCGAGTGACAGCCAGCCGGTTTAAAGATGTGATCGCCTGGGGGAAGCCTGACAAAAATGGGAAGCGCGAGCCGATGGGGGCTCGCACCTCATACATGCGCGAGCTTTGCTTCGAGCGACTGGCGAAGAAGTCCAAGCACAACGTCAGCAGCGCATCCCTGAAATGGGGTCACACAGAGGAGCAGAAGGCTCAGGATGCCTACGAGATGTTGACGGGCAACATCGTCGTGCCGTCAGAGTTCATCGTCCACCCGAAGTACGACTGGCTCGGTTGCTCACCAGACGGCCTTATCAACGATGACGGAGGCACCGAGTCGAAGTGCCCATTCAATGAAGCGATTCACGTCAGGACATGGCTCGAAGGCATGCCTGAGGAACACATGCCTCAGGTTCAGGGCTGCATGTTCGTTACGGGCCGGAAATGGTGGGACTTCCTGTCGTTCGATTCTCGCCAAGATGAAGAGTGTCAGCTCTACATCGAGACGATTTACCGCGACGAAGATTACATCGCCAACCTGCACAGAGAGTTGGTCCAGTTCAACCTGGAATTGAATCGCATGGTTGATGAGGTAGCGGACAAAGCCAGGGCGCAGGCCCACCGTTTAGGAGCTTGAGCATGATCAGTAACCACACCAATCTAGTCGAACAGCACCGGCCACAGGCCGAAGCGATATCGGACAAGATTGCGCAGTACCTCGCCGCCGGCGGGCGAATCGATGAACTCAAAAGCCCGCCACGCAATCCGCTGCCACCTCCCCGCTCGGAAAAAATAGACCCTGAAACGGTCCTCAGGCGGCGCCCAAAACCGATATCGGCTGCTGACCGCAAGGCGCTGCGCAAAATGGCGGACTCACTATGAGCAAGCGGAAGCCTAACAATGGATTCGCCCGCGCCGAACGCAGCTGCCGGGCACTCCTTCGGACCAATCACGTCGCGGTTGTGAACATCGACCCGAGCGGCGCACAGATCATGGCGAACTGGAAAAGCTGCCGGCAGATTCGGAGCTTGGCGATCGCCAATGCCTTGTTCGACTTCGCCTACCACTGGACGATCTACCTCAGCGCCATGTGTCGAGACGAGCGCGGCGTTGAGTACGTCAAGTCGGTAGAGATATCGCCCGAAGGCATCTACAAGGTCGAGCGCCTCACGGATGCTATCGAGCATTACTACCTGGAGCTGCGAAACAGCTGCAACCCGAACCATATGGTCGCGTCAGGCTGGATCGCCGTCCCAGCGGAGGTATCGCTTGATGAGGCGCAGGCCGCGAAGCTGTTCTACGCCGCCGGCGCTTGGCATCAAGTGAAGGTCGCCGCATGAGACGAATCAACCACCAGGTGCGCCAGCGCCGACGACAGACATGGCTGGATATACCGGCCCACGGAATTGAAGAGGCAGGCCATGGCCAAGAGCAACGCGGACGTTCAGAAGGACAAGCGAGCCAGGGAGAAGGCGCTGCTCGACAAGATCGGCGCCGAGAAGCGCACGCTGATTGTGTCGAAGGCGCTTGCTGATGCGCTTCAAGTGCTGGGCGATCGCCATGACTTCGAGGAATGGCAAGAGACGGTGTCGACTTTCCTGCTCAACCTCGCCGCCGCGCCAGCCGAAGTTTCTGCCCGCTTCGCCACTATGTCGCGACCTGAAATCGTGATCACGAGAAACCAGTCGCGACAGCTTGAAGAGTTCGCGAAGACCGGTATTGAAGCGCAACCGGTCCCGGTAACGAGCGTTTGTTCTTGCAGGTGAGCAAGGCGCTCAACCCGATTAATCTATGACTTTTGGTGAAAATACCGCTTTACCGAACATGTCAAGGTCATGTTGAAATGCAGCCAGCGTTCCTGAGGAGGCTGCACGATCTGGATTTTTGGCTAAAGCTTTTTCAATCACAGCCTGCTGGCTTGAACTGATTTCCTTATACATTTCTGAAATCTCTCTCGCCTTACCGAACATGTACTGTGCAAATCCTTTTGGCCAATAATAACTTCGCGGGGAAATCTTCCCTCCATTTAAAGCCACCCTACTAGATCTCATTTGCCTCGATTCGGAGTGTCCTGAAAGCCCCAATATTATAAATCTTGGGAGTTTTGTATAAACCATTATCTGGCCATTTCCGATCAAGACGTCCATGTGCATGTTTCTAAGAAAATAGCGGTTAATATTCTCTGGCGCATCCGCATTAGTGCTACTAATTGGCTCCAGCGGATATAAATGTTGCTCATAAACACCAAGGGTCTTCGTCTTTCCGAGAAGGAATGATGCTAGACCTTCTAGTGTTTTCAGCTCCTTCTCATCAAGGGCACTATCTGATCTGGAGCTCTGTGAGCGAATGTAGCTCAGAGTACGCCAACTGAGCGACGCGCAAAATTTTGCGAGCCAATCGCCGTAATACGCCGTGGCGGCTTCATCATTTACAAACGGATAGAATATTTTATTCGCAAACTCCCTCTCCCAACCTGAAAATAACTGTTCGCAGTTGCCGCAAAGCCAGTAATCTTTAGCAATGTCCTGCGCTCTTTTATTTATATTCTGATTGAGTCGAATATAGCCGGTAGCAGAAGAGTCCTTTACCCACTTCCCTACAAACTTTGGAATGAAGTGGCTGAGTTTTAGCTCACCGAGTGAACCACATAATTTACATTCTCCTTCCACCATAAACCCACCCGCTAGCTAGTCGTCCAGACATCTAATACCCCACTTCAACGAATCACGCCAGCCAAGTCAGAACCCTGAAGTCCTGCCCCTACCCTGAAGGCTCCATTTGTCCGGTTCGTTACCGACAGAAAGATGAATCCGGTCGTCGTAACTGCACACGAAACGAACCCGATCCTCTGTCAGGTTGTTGTGGCTGGCAATCGCCCTGGTAGTGCGATACCTCTCTTTGCCTGCCTCCGACTCTTCCTTCATCCATTTATGGACTCGGCAAGCATCACGTTTAACGCCGATCCAGCCGAACAAAGTCTGCATTCCATAAAGCGCTAATCCCGCGGCTGCGCCTCCGAACGACGTCGAGATGATGTCGTTTATCAGTTCCTGATCCATCGGAAACCCTCACAAATTAATCCGCTGTATATACCCGGCGAGGATCCCCTATGCCTACTCACAACATCGTCAGCATAAGCGGCGGTAAAGACAGCACGGCTACGTTGCTGGTCGCCCGCGAGCTGGAGGTGCCGAACCTCAGCGCTGTAGTGGCTGACACCGGGCATGAGCATCCAGAGACGTACGACTACATCCACTACCTGGCTGAAGCTACCGGTGTTCCCATCCGGTGGGTGAAGGCGGACTTCTCCAGACAGATCGCCGGAAAACGCAAATTCATCGAGACGAAATGGCGCGAAAAGGGTGTGGCGGAATCCGTGGTGCTGGGTGCTTTGGAAGTTCTGCACCCTACAGGCAACCCGTTCCTGGACTTGTGCCTGTGGAAAGGCCGATTCCCCAGCACCAAGGCGCGCTTCTGCACCGACGAACTCAAGCGCAACCCAATCATCGAGCAGGTCTACCTGCCACTCATGGACGGCGAGAACATGCTGCTGTCTTGGCAAGGTGTGCGGGCTGATGAGTCGCCGGCCCGGAAGTACCTACCAGAGTGCGATGAGGTTGGAGGCGGTCTATTCAACTACCGGCCGATTCTGAAATGGACTGTCGATTCGGTGTTCGAAGCTCACCGGGCGGCAGGCATCAAGCCTAACCCCCTGTACTTAAAAGGCTGCAATCGAGTGGGGTGCATGCCATGCATCATGTGTGCAAAAGATGAACTCAGGCAGATAGCCGCCAGGTGGCCAGACGAAGTTGACCGGGTGCGTGAGTGGGAGCGACTGGTGAGCATCGCCAGCAAGCGCGGAGCGGCTACGTTCTTCGCCACCGTCACCGACCCCACCGTCCGGTCAGATGACAAGGTCAGCGCCGTCACGCACGGAATTGACCGGATAGTCGATTGGAGCAACACCGCTCGCGGTGGCCGCCAGTTCGACATGGTCGACCTGATTGCGCGCACCGACAGTCAGAACAGTTGTTCTTCGGCCTACGGGCTTTGCGAGTGACCTAGTTAATGAGCTTAGGCCTCAGATAGGCCTCGACAGTGGCCAAAGCAGCGTCAAGCTCCGACTTGAAGACGTCATCACCGTCAAGCGGTGACTCGTACAGTACGTCTCGACGTTTCGCCAAGATGTCCACATAAGCCTGAGCCATATCATCCTTCTCGTCCGGGTTGATCGTAATCAAATAGCTGCGAACGTTCATCAACAGTTCATGCTGAAGCTTAAAAATAGGGGTGAAGCGTGATTTCACTTCCCCATCCCACACCGCCTCGCTTTCTAACAGCGATGTGTTCAACCGTGCGCGCACTTCATCAACCAGAGAGAACCGTTTTTCATACGCCCGAACCGTGCTTCTGTAATTGCTTTGTAAGAAGTTGAGATTCTGGCCCTGCTCCTCTGCACCTCCCTCGCTACCCAGCATTACTGGATTTCTCACATTACCAATGCCATCTCGAAGCCTGTACAGATCCATAAGCAACCTGCGGGAAAGGTCGTGATCTGACGTGCCCTTGTTCTGTCTGCGCCATGTCGCCAGACCGGAAAACCCAACCCAGGCGGCCAGCCCCACACCGATCCCGCTAATGATTGTGCCAATAACGCTGAACACATCCTTCGTAAGCGCCCAGTCCGCATCCGTGATCGCGAAGCAAATTGACATCATCATCCCCTCAAAAATTGGCTGAACTATAGCCGCGAGGTTTCCCCATGCCCACAGCAATCGATTTATTCGCCGGTCTCGGCGGATGGTCAACCGGTGCCCGCAATGCCGGCATCGATGTTATCTGGGCGGCCAACCACTGGCCGGTCGCCGTCGAATGGCACAGCGCCAACCACCCGCAAGCGATACATATCTGCCAGGACCTGCACCAGGCTGATTGGTCGAAAGTGCCGGCCCACGACATCATGCTGGCATCGCCGTGCTGCCAAGGTCATTCGAAGGCCCGCGGCAAGAAGTCAGGCAATGCGCAGCACGATGCATCCCGCTCGACAGCATGGGCCGTGGTTTCTGCTGCTGAGTACCACAAGCCGGAAGTAGTGCTGGTCGAGAACGTCGAAGAATTCACTGATTGGGCGCTGTACCCGGCCTGGTCGCAGGCCATGGCGGCGCTTGGCTACATGATTGCGCCGCACGTAGTTGACTGCGCAGACCTCGGCGTTCCCCAGCACCGCGTGCGGCTATTCCTGGTCTGTACCCGCAGTAAGTCGCCGCTGATGCTCGAGCTGCACCGTCGCCAGCACGTTCCGGCCGCCAGCTTCCTTCAGTTCGATGCGGGGCGCTGGTCTGCGATAGAGAAACCCGGCCGGGCGCAAGCAACCCTCGACAGGGTACGCAACGGCCGAGAGCGCTTCGCCGATCAATTCATCATGCCCTACTACGGCAAAGGCTCAGGGCTGACCGGCCGCGATATCAACCGCCCGATCGGCACCATCACCACGCTTGACCGATGGGCGCTGGTCCGAGGCGACGAGATGCGAATGCTGTCGGCGAATGAGGCATTGGCCGCAATGTCATTCCCGGCCGACACGAAGCGCCCGGACAATCACCGGCTGACCATGCACATGGCCGGCAATGCAGTGCCACCGCTGGCCGGACAGCGGATTATTGAGGCACTGAAGGCTGCTGCTTAGTCTGATCCAGGCTCACGCCTAGGTGAATGAGAAAGTTATCCGAATGCTGACGATTCAAATAAAGCTTTAGCAAACTTTTGATTCTGTCGATCCGGGAGGTGCTTCAGAAGTCCATATTTCTCGCAAAGACTTTTTAAGTCTTTGCCTTCTGGAGTCAAACAATACAGCATTATGCATTCTGATTCATACACACTAAAGGTCGCTGCAACGATTCCGGCATATGTTTTTTTGGTAATGGAGTCTGGCGTTTCAAATCCTTTAATCAAAACTGGATTAACATAAAGAGGACTGCGACGCTGTGGAACCCCGTAATTATCTATATATAAAAGAAACTCAAATAGCGTTCTAAAATACCGCCCCAATGCCTCCCGAGACTTCTCATGAAATGATTGGGCTCTATCCATAATATATTTAGCAGGGATATCAGCGGATCCAATTGTAACCGCCACGGTGTCAACATTGTATTTTTTGGAATAGGATTCAAACGCATCGGCCCCAATAACAGCTGTGGCCATGTGAAAGAATTTCGCTGTTTCGGAATTTTTAGTGTGGAGATCTAAAAGTCCGAAGAACACCGTCTCGAAACTTTGACGCTCGATTAATTTACTTTGTTCTTTAAAAATTTTTGTCTGTTGAGCCTGAGTAATTTGAGATGCTTTAGCCTCCGCTCTTGCCGCTTTTAGCTCAGACGCCTGAGATCTTAGGCTTAACACTACTGCAAGCAAAGCTATAAAGCTCAGAATCGGATTTAGAACTCCTCCAACAAAATCTCCAATTTGGCCCCAATAAGTAGCAGACGCCGGATTAACCACTTTTAAAAACGGGATGTCAACACCAAACTGAAAATGAGAAATCAAAAGTAAAGAAATGCAGGCGATAGATATAAGTGCCAGTAAAACAAGCCACGTGCCATTTAAACTTGATCCGCTTTCTTCAACAGCTTTTTCATCGTCCATGTAACATTCCTGTTTGTTTTTTTCGACAATCAAATCGTACCAAAAACTTCGAACTTTAGCCGCCCGGGCATGACCCGGCATAGGACGCCCCATGCCCACAGAAAACAAACTCGCTCTGAAGCGCCAGCGTGCCGAGCACGTCAACCAGGCTATCCGGGTCATCGCCGACCACGGACGCCGGTTCTTCTACTGCCAGGCCGTTAATCGCTACGCCAGCATGGAAGTCGATCACCGCGGCAAGGTCTGGCTCATCGATGACTACAGCGGGAAGCGCGTCTTCACGCATGCAACGGTCTGTGGTGGCCGGTGGCGCGGGTTCAGTCACGGCGGCACGCTGAAGGATATGGTCAAAGCCTTCCGGGACTACATCTGCACCGGCGAACCGCTGCACCCTGGCTATCTCGGCCCTGAGCGTTTAGACGACAGCAACATCTGGGGTTACGACGAGGCCGGCATGAAGGCTGTGCGCGAGCAAGCCGGCGCCCTTCCCGTGTTCCGCCAGCCAGACGCGGAGGCCGCATGAAGCGCATCTACCACAGCGGCCCCTGTCCGACCTGCCCGGCCCCAGAATCCCTGCTCAGCGAAGTAGTCGGATTAAGAAATTACTCAGTTGGGCGTTTACCCTCAAAAAAAACGTTCACTATTCGACCTTCATCATTCAGAAGAAGCGTCACTCGTCCCTCCTCGTTACCTGTCGGCGCCTCATCACCAATACTGATCACGCGAACCTTTCTTTCGAGTAGCTCCTTGATTGCCGTGGGACTACCTGGCCGGGACATCGGCCACGGAGTCCAATCGTCCCCTGCTACCTCAGCCCAGGGCCAAGGAACATCACCTCCACCGTTTCCACCTTTTTTGCCCATGTGCCACTCCCGAATCCGGCCCCATGCCGGTTTGTAACGAATAGTCCACTTCAAACAATCACGCCACTTTCTCGGCCCCCCCTTTCAAAGTCAGCCGCTATAGCGGCAAAGGAACAGTCATGCCTGAAATCAAGGAACGGCCGATCTTGTTCTCGGCCCCGATGGTGCGCGCCATCCTGGAAGGCCGGAAGACGGTCACGCGGCGACCGGTAAAAGGTGGGCAGATTCCTACCGAGGACACCTCCATTCCCGTCGGTGATCGCCAGCGCTGGAGCGCAATCGGCCAGCGCGACCCCCGCTATGGTTTCTGCGTATTCGGAGCTACCGAAGCAGAATGCGCCAAGGAGTTGGAGGAGTACGCACCTTGCCCGCATGGACGGCGCGGCGACCGGCTGTGGGTGCGCGAAACTCATGCCGATATCGGCTGCCGACTGACTTACCGCGCCGACACCGACGACGGCGCCCACTGCCAGGTGAAGAAGTGGACGCCAGCCATTCACATGTTCCGCCGGCACAGTCGCATCTTGCTGGAGATCACCGAGGTTAGGGTCGAGCGGCTGCAGGACATCAGCGATGAGCACGCACGGGCCGAAGGAATAATTTCGGTACCAAAAACCACGGAAGACTCACATCAGTTCTGGCGCAACTACCACCTGAGTGGCGACGGCACGTTCTGCGTGCGCACTCCCAAGGAGTCGTTCAAGTCGCTCTGGTGTCACGTCGCCGGCGGGTCTTTCCCAAAGGGCGAGGCTGCGTACAAGGCGTCACCACATAGCTGGGATGCCAACCCGTGGGTTTGGGTCGTCGAGTTCAAGCAGGTGACGCCATGATCATCCCACTCTCTGCCCTCGCCTACATGGCCTGGCTCATCTACAAGGGGTCACGGCGATAATTCACTTCCAAAGCAAATAGTCGGGAAACCGACAGTTGCTTCGAGCAAGGCTGGAAACCTCTAAACAGGAGGTTCTCCATGAAGCAAATTTTGATCAACTTAATCGTCGGCATTTTCTTACATCTGCTTTTCCCTTCGGCTAACTCGTGCCCATGCGCGATCCATGAGCCGCCCGCGTATCCAAGCCATCCGGTTTTAAGCGTTACGACGAAATCCCAATAACCACCCTTCTGCCGCCACGCGCGGCATGGAGCACTTATGTCTGCAGAACTGGCGCAGGCGCCCTCCCGGCCCCGGCGCGAAAACATCCTTCCCCGATTCATCCGCGCCGGTGCCGCGCCTATCTACTTGGGCATGTGCCGCGCCGAGTTCGACAAAACAGTCCGCCCTTATGTCAGCGAGTTCCCGATCGGCGAGCGCGGTGTTGGCTTTGACCGGGAAGAGCTCGACGACTGGGCCACGGCCTACGTCGCAGCGAAGGCAATTGATAAACATGGCGCTTCGGAGCAACAATCGCCCCGCAGCGAGCGCCAGAAAGGAGATAAATCATGGCGCGAAAATCGATCACAGGCCTCTCCGAGAGGAAAGGTATCTGGCATATCGACAAGAAAATCAACGGAGAACGACTTTACGAAAGCACTGGAACTGGTGACCGGGAAGAAGCGGAGCGCTACCTGATCTACCGGCTGGAGCAGATCCGGCAACAGAAGGTGTACGGCGTAAAGAAGGTCAGGATCTGGCGGGAGGCGGCAACTCGCTTCCTGCTGGAGTTCAAGGATCAGCCTTCAATCAAGCTTTCGGCGCACCACCTTTCCCAGCTGGACCCGTTCATAGGCGACATGCCGCTGACCCACATTGATGACCAGGCCCTCGTGCCGTTCATCAAGGACAGGTTGGCCACCAAGAAGCTTGATGGCGGCAAGGTGAAGAAAGGCGTCAGCAACAGGACGGTGAATATCTCGATCGAGCGTGTGGTTCGGGTGTTGTCGTTGTGTGCCAGAAAGTGGCGAGATGATGAGCGCAGGCCGTGGCTAGAAAGCGTGCCGATGCTCACGAAACTGGAAGAGAAGAAGTCGAGCCGCAAACCGTACCCGATGTCATGGCCAGAGCAGTCGATTCTATTTGCGGAATTGCCGGCTCACCTGCAAACGATGGCACTGTTCAAGGTGAACACCGGCACGCGAGAGCAGGAAGTCTGCAAGCTGAGATGGGAATGGGAGATTTCAGTGCCAGAGCTCGGGACTAGCGTTTTTCTGATCCCGGCGGACTTTGGCGGCAGACACGAACGGTCTGGAGTGAAGAACGGTGATGAGCGACTGGTCGTGCTCAACAGCGTGGCCAAATCGATCATCGAGCAGCAGCGCGGCCTGAGCAAGGATTGGGTTTTTCCTTACAACGGCAACGCAATGCACCGGATGAACGACTCAGCCTGGAAGAAGGCGCGGGTGAGAGCGGCGAAACTCTGGCAGGAGGAAAACCTTCGCCCCGCTCACCCAGGTTATGCATCCATTAGGATCCATGACCTCAAACACACATTTGGCCGCCGGCTGCGCGCAGCAGGCGTAACCGAAGAAGACCGCAAGGCGCTTCTGGGCCACAAGAACGGCAGCATCACCAGTCATTACTCCGGCGCTGAGCTCGGGCATCTGATTGAAGCTGCGAACATGGTATCAGCAACCGATTCGCGTGGACCGGTCCTGACAATCTTGAAGAGGAAGCAGGCGTGA